TTCACCGCAGAACTGGTGATCCCGGCCAGCATCAACGGCTTCACCATGCGTGAAATCGGTATCTTCGATGACGCGGGCGGCCTGTTCGCTGTCGGCAATCTGCCCGCAACCTACAAGCCGATGCCGTCCGAAGGCGCGTTTGCAGATACCGTGGTGCGCATGCAGTTCCTGGTCACGAACGCCAACGTGGTCACGATCATCCTGGACCCGAACGTGGCTGTGGCAACCCAGGCATGGGTTCTGAATCAGCCGGACCCGTTCCCCGGCGGACTGACCGGCCAGGTGCTGACCAAGAACAGCAACGCGGACGGGGACACCATCTGGAAGTCGCCTACCGACGTGAACGTGGTGGTTTCCACCATCGAAGAACAGCAGACCCTGGCCGCGAACCAGACCACCGTGGACCTGGCGACCACCAACACCATCGGCCTGGCCATTTACATCGAAGGCGTGCGCTTGCCGCTGATCGCGGGCGTGGACGGCTGGCAGCCGCATGCCACGATCCCCACCAAGGCCATCTTGGGGAAATCCTATCCAGCAGGCACCAAGCTGATTGCCGTGCAGAACGAACCGGCCAGCCAACTGGAAGCCGTGCTGCAGCAGGACCAGAACCTGGCCGACGTGCAGGACAAGGCCGTGGCCCGCACGAACCTGGGCGTGTACAGCAAGGAAGAGGCCGACCGCCTGATGTCGGCAGGCGCTGTGGTCCACTTTGCGCGCACGAGCGCGCCGCAGGGCTGGCTGAAAGCGAACGGCGCAGCCATCAGCCGCACCGCCTACGCGGGCCTGTACGCAGCCATTGGCACCACCTACGGCGCGGGCGACGGCTTCAACACGTTCAACCTGCCGGACCTACGCGGCGAATTCCTGCGCGGCTTGGATGATGGCCGTGGCGTGGATGCTGGCCGCGTCCTGGGCAGTGGTCAGCTGGATCAAAACAAGGCGCACAGCCACAACGCATTCGATGCTGGCCACACCCACCAGTCCGCTTTCCCTGTCGGGGATAACCTGTCCGTTTCACCTGGCAGCGGGTACACCGTCCAGCAGGCTACCGTTTCGACCATCCGTGAAACCACTCCGTCCACCGCAGGCGTTTCCATTGGATCGAGCGGCGGCACCGAAGCGCGTCCGCGCAACCTGGCAATGCTGGCCTGCATCAAGTTTTAAGGCGTTTAAACAATGAACACGAAAACGAAGACCGTATATCAGCTTGACGCCAGCGGCCTGTACGTCGGCACCACCCTGGCCGACGAAAGCCCGCTGGAAGAAGGCGTGTGGCTGATGCCTGCCAGGACGGTGGAATCCGCGCCGCCTGCCGAGTGGCCCAGCGATAAGTGGCCGCGCTGGAATGGCAGCGCCTGGACGCTGGCGAACAAGCCGGTTCCGGCTGCGGCAGCGAACGACAACGACCCGGTGGCCAAGCTGCTGGCGTTCCTGGAAGACAACCCCGATGTGGCCGAAGTGCTGGCTGCGAAGAAAGGATGATGTGGGAAATCAAGTTCATGCGCTGATTAAGGCGCTGGTGGCGGACCCGGCCACGGACAACGTGACCGCGAAGAACACGCCAGCTGCCAGCGACCGCAGCAAGAAACTGGCAACGACGGAGTTCGTAACGGGGCGACTGCTAAGTGTTCAGGTGTTCACCGCTTCAGGCACCTACAATGCGACGCCTGGCACTGGGTTTATCCGTGTGCGCATGGTGGGCGGTGGCGGATCTGGTGGCGGCGCGTCGGCCACGAACGCATCCCAGCTTTCGTTCGGCAGTGGCGGTGGCGCTGGCGCTTACGGGGAAGGCATCATTTCTTCCGGCTTTACTGGCGGCATTGCCATCACGGTTGGCGCGGGTGGCGTTCCTGTGGTTGGCAATCAAGGCGGCAACGGCGGGAACAGTAGCTTTGGCGCTGTGATGGTAGCGCAGGGCGGTAATGGCGGCGTTAAATTCGGCCCTACCGGCACCCCTCTAACGGCGGGATGGGGCAATACAGCTGTTGCAACTGGTTTCAATATTCTGTCCCTGCCAGGACAGAATGGCGGCGATGGATTCATGACTTCGATTAACTTCGGATACGCTGGCGCTGGCGCAAGTAGTTTCCTTGGCAGGGGCACGTCCCAGCTGAACAATTCCGGCACTGGCCCAGCTGCTGGCGGGTATGGCGGCGGTGGTGGCGGCGCGATGGCGCAGGCAAGTTCTGCAGCAGCCGCTGGGGGCGTGGGCTTCGCAGGCATTGTCATCATCGAAGAGTATTTCTGACACCTGCACCCTGCAGTCGCCAAGGCCGCCACACGCGGCCTTTTTCTTTGGAAAAACCACCAGAGGAACCAAGGCGCAGGCAGCCGCAGAATGCAGGCTACAAATTCATTTTCTTTGCCTGAAGGACTACCACATGGCTGTTGAACAGTTCCTGCACGGCGTCGAAGTCCTGGACATCGACACCGGCCCGCGCCCGATTCGCACGGCGTCGTCCAGCGTCATCGGCATCATCGGCACCGCGCCGGATGCCGATGCGGACGCCTTCCCCCTCAACACGCCTGTCCTGATCGCTGGCAGCCGCCGTGAAGCGGCCCTGCTGGATACGACCGGCAACGGCGAAGGCACCCTGCCAGCTGCCCTGGATTCCATTCTGGACCAGTCCGGCGCAGTCGTCGTGGTGGTTCGTGTGGACGAAGGCCAGACCGCAACCGAAACCCTGGCCAACGTGCTGGGCGGCGTCAACTCGAATACCGGCCAGTATCAGGGCGTGCATGCCTTCCTGGGCGCGAAGTCCGCTGTGAACGCCAAGCCGCGCATCCTGCTGGCCCCTGGCTTCACGAATACCCGCCGCGCCAACGCTGTCACCGCCATCAGCGTGACCGCGCAGGGCACCGGCTACACCAGCGCGCCTGCCGTTGCGCTGACTGGCGGCGGCGGCACTGGCGCAACCGCCGTGGCGACCGTCGAAGGCGGCAAGGTCACGAAGATCACCGTGACCAATCCCGGCACCGGCTACACCAGCGCGCCCGCAGTCGCACTGACTGGCGGCGCTGGCAACGGCGCAACCGCAACCGCATCGTTCGGCACCCTGGGCAATGCCGTGGTGGCCGAACTGGTCGGCATCGCGGAACGCCTGCGCGCCGTCATCATCGCAGACGGCCCCGACACCAACGACGCTGCAGCCCTGGCCTACGCTGGCGATTTCGGCAGTAAGCGCGTGTACCTGGTGGACCCGAAGGCCATCAAGACCGGCACGGACGGCACGCCGTACACCGAGTTCGCCAGCCCGCTGGTGGCGGGCCTGATCGCCAAAAGCGACAACGAACGCGGCTTCTGGTGGTCGCCGTCGAACCAGGAAATCAACGGCATCGTCGGCACGTCGCGCGCCATCGACTTCAGCATGGGCGACGCATCGAGCCGCGCCAACCTGCTGAACGAAGGCAACGTGGCCACCATCATCCGTGAAGACGGATTCCGCCTGTGGGGCAACCGCACGCTGTCGTCCGACCCGAAGTGGCAGTACCTGTGCATCGTCCGCACCAACGACATCATCGCGGACAGCCTGCAGGCTGCGCACCTGTGGGCCGTGGATCGCGGCATCACGAAGCAGTATTTCGAAGACGTGACCGAAGGCGTGAACGCTTTCCTGCGTCACCTGAAGGCGCAGGGCGCGATCCTGGGCGGCGAATGCTGGCCCGACCCCGACCTGAACACGGCGGACCAGATCATGCTGGGCCATGCGTACTTCAATTACAAATGGACCGGCGTCTATCCGGCTGAACACATCACCTTCCGCAGCCACCTGGTTGGCGACTACATCAAGGAGCTTTTCTAAATGACCGCCCGCGACATTCGCACCAACTTTGCCCTGTTCGTGGATGGCCGCAGCTACGCGGGCGAAGCCAAGCAGGTGACGCCGCCGAAGCTGGCGCGCGTCACCGAAGACTTCCGCGCTGGCGGCATGAATGGCACGATCAAGCTGGACATGGGCCAGGAAGCCATGGACGCCGATTTCACGATGTCCAAGTACGACCTGGCGCTGCTGGGCATGTACGGCCTGGCAGCTGGTCAGACCAAGGCCGTGACGCTGCGCGAAATCCTGGAATCTCAGGACGGCACCGTGAAGCCGGTCATCCACACCATGCGCGGCATCATCACCGAAATGGACCCTGGCACTTCCGAGCCTGGCAAGCCGGGTGAACTGAAGCTGACGTGGAACCTGCGTTACTACAAGCTGCAACACGGCCAGACCGTCGTGCAGGAAATCGACCTGGAAAACATGGTCCACATCGTCAACGGCGTGGACATGCTGGCGCAGCAGCGCGCCGGTCTGGGCATCTAAGCATCTGACCCTGGCCGCCATGTGCGGCCAGTTCTGAATCTATTTCACCGAAAAGGAAGAGACATGAACGACGCAGCAATTGCAGCACAACTGGCAGCGCAGGAAAAGAAGATGGCGGAAATCCGCGCCAAGTTCGTCGTGTACGGCGACGAACACGCCGACATCACGCTGCACAAGGGCATCAACGTCGAAGGCACCCTGACCAAGACGCTGCGCATGCGCGAACCGACCGTGCTGGAAAACCGGGCTGCGGCCAAGATGAGTGGCGACGCCGCCGACGTGGAAGTGAACCTGTTCGCCACCCTGTGCGGCCTGGCACCGAATGACCTGAACGCCATGAGCCAGCGCGATTACACCCGCGTGCAGGCGGCCTATTCGGGTTTTACCGACTAAGCGCGGACGACTGCCTGGACGGGACGTTGGCGCTTGCGTCCTACACTGGCTGGGCAGAGGCGGAAATCACGGCAATGCCAGCATCACGCTTTACGGACTACCTGAAGCGCATCGCAAAACAGAATGGCAAATAGACGTTTAAACGCAACGATCACCATAGGCGGCGCAGTCACTTCGGGGCTGCGTTCTGCCATTGGTTCGACCGTTTCCAGCATCCGCCAAGTGGGCAGCACGGTCGAAGCGCTGACCCGCCGACAGCGCGAACTGAACAACGTGGTGCAGCAGCAGGAACGGCTGGGCAGCGCAGGTTCCGCCCTGCGCGTCCAGTACGCCCAGCAGGAACTGGCCCTGGTTGAACGGCAGATCGTGGCGCGCCGCCGTCTGCAATCCGCGCTGCAGGCAAACCACAACGCCGTCGTGGCGAACCGGGAAGCGCGCGCAGGCTACCGCAGCAAGATCGGTGAAACCATCGGCCTGGCTGTCGGTGCGGGCGCGCCCATCGTTGCCGCCGCCCAGTTCGAAAAAGCCATGCTGGGCGTGGCCAAGCAGGTCGATGGCGCGCGCAACGATGCCGGTCAGCTGACCACCGTGTATTTCGACATGGCGAAGCAGATTCAGCAGCTGGGCCGCACGATCCCGATAGCGACGAACGACCTGGCCGACATGGTGACGGCTGGCGCGCGCATGGGCATTGCGAAGAATGAACTGATCGAGTTCACGCAGACCGCCGCCATGATGGCGTCCGCGTTCGAACTGCCTGCCGCCGAACTGGCGGACAACATGGGCAAGATTCGCACGCTGTTTGGGCTGAAGACCCAGGCGGAAGTGCGCGCCCTGGCCGACAGCATCAACTACCTGGATGACAACGCCATCAGCAAGGGCGGCGACATCATCGAATTCATGCAGCGCGTGGGCGGTGTCGCGGGCGCGGTGAAGATCACCGGCACGCAGATGGCGGCGCTGGGTTCCACGCTGCTGACCCTGGGCGAACGCACCGAGTCGGCAAGCACGGCCACGAACGCGATTTTCCAGAAGTTCGCTGCAGCCGAAAAGGGCACCAAGAAGTTCAAGGCCGCCATGAAGGAAATCGGCCTGTCCACCGCCAAGGTGCAGAAGGGCATGCAGATTGATGCCCAAGGCACCATCCTGGAAGTGTTGGAAAAGGTCCGCAAGCTGCCGAAGGAAAAGCAGCTTGGCGTCATGGTCGAACTGGTGGGCCTGGAACATAGCGACACGCTGGCCAAGCTGGCGGGCGGTATCGAGGAATACCGCAAGCAGATTGCCCTGGCTGGGAACGAGAAGGCCAAGGGCAGCATGTCGCGCGAATTCCAGGCGCAGCTGGCCACCACCACCGCGCAGTGGACCATCCTGAAAAACCGCGTGGTCGAAGTCGCGGTGAACCTGGGCAGCGTGCTGCTGCCGACCGTCAACCGCGTCATCGGCGTCATCGGCAGCGTGACCACCGGCCTGGCCGAGTGGGGCCGCGCGCACCCGCGCATCACGCAGGCCGTCGTCGGCACCGTCGTGGCCCTGACCAGCCTGAAGGTGGCGGCCTGGGCGGCTGGCTATGCGTTCACGTTCGTGAAGGGCGGCGCGCTGGCGGCGGCGGGCGCATACCACCGCGCAGCCGCTGGCGTCGCGCTGTACCGCAGCGGCATGCTGGGCGCGACCGCGACCACCGCGCTGGGGGCGTCGTCCATGGGCCGTGCGCTGCTGTCGGTGGTTCCGTCGATTACTGCCCTGGCCGCAGCCATCATGGCCACGCCTATTGGCTGGATCGTGGCAGGCGTCGCAGCCATCGCGGCGGGCGGCGTCATGATCTACAAATACTGGGAACCGCTGAAGGCGTTTTTCGTCGGGTTCGGCCAGGGTTTCGTTGCTGCCCTTGCGCCTGTCGGGCAGGCCATCAGCGAAGCCTTCGCGCCCATCTGGAACGTCGTCAAGCCGGTGGTCATGCCCGTTCTGGAAACCATCGGCGGCTGGGTCAAGTCGGCCATCGGCTGGTTTGGCGAACTGCTGACGCCGATTTCCGCGACATCGGACACCACCAAGGCGTTCGGGGAAGCGGGCAAGGTCTGCGGCGAAGCCATCGCGGCGGCGTTCACGTTCATGTTGAAACCGATTCAGCTGGTGGTCGATGCCATCGGCTGGGTCAACAACAACATCGGCGGCGTCATCGACAAGGCGGCCAAAGTCGGCAGCGCGATTGCTGGCGGCTGGCAGGCCACAAAAGACTTCGTAACCGGCGGCCCAGCTGGCGCGCCCACCATCCCGCCGATGCGCGGGGCGGCTGCGGGCACTGGCGCTGCGCCGGTTCAGCAAACCAATACTTTCCACATCACGCAGCAGCCTGGCGAGAACGCCGAACAGCTGGCCCGCCGCGTCGCTGAAATCCAGAAGCGACAGCAGGGCGTGCAGAAGCGTGGAGCACTGACGGACGGCGCGCAATGAGCGAACCAATGATGCGCCTGGGCGCGTATAACTTCAGCCTGGACACGGCGGCATACCGGGACTTTCAGCGCACCGCTGAATGGGTATGGGCCGCCCTGCCGCGCTTCGGCCAGGACGACGAACTGCAGAGTACCGGCCCAGGGCCGGAAACCATCAAGCTGGCGGGCGTCATCTTCCCAGAATTCAAGGGCGGCACCGGCCAGCTGGATGCCCTGCGCAGCCTGGCGGACGAACGCCAGCCGCAGGCGCTGATTGATGGCCGTGGCCGCATGCTGGGCGATTGGGTCATCCTGCGCGTCGATGAGCGCGGCGGCATCTTCGGGCCTGCTGGCGTGGCGCTGCGTCAGGAATTCGACATCGACCTGCGGCGTGCACCACGCCAGGCTGGTGGTGGACTGTTCGGCTCCCTGGCTGCCGTGATTGCGGCCACGCCGCTGCCGGTGGCGGGCTTGCTGGCCAGTGCCAAGGAAGTCACGATGATCGCCGCCAAGGGGCCGGAAGGGCTGCTGGCTGGGCTGAACGGTTCCCTGTCCACGCTGACCGGCATGGCGTCCGTGCTGGGCGGCCAGGCCAGCAACGTGCTGGGCGCTGTCCGTACCGGCATCAATTCGGCCAGGACGCTGCAGAACGCGGGCCAGGATGCCGCCAGGCTGCTGGCCAGTGCCAAGAACCTGACCAACCTGCCAAGCGTCATGAATGGCCTGGTGACGGCTGGCGGTAACGTTTCGCGCGCCGCTGGTGCGGCTTCGGGCGTTCTCGACCTGGCTAGGTCCGGCATCACTGACATCACCGCGTCCAGGGCAGTGCAGGACGCCATGATTACTACCAACAAGCTGAACGTTATGGCCGTCCAGGTGCGCACGGCAGCGGAAAGCGTGCGAGGGCGCGGATGACAACTTACGTGACGAAGGACGGCGATACCGTCGATTACATCGCCTGGAAGCACTACGGCTCCACCGAACAGCGGGCCGTCGAACAGGTGCTGGATGCGAACCCCGGCCTGGCTGATCGCGGCCCCATCCTGCCGCATAGCGTGCGCATCGAACTGCCGGAACTGACGCCGCAGCCTGTCCAGAAGGGGCCGCGCCTGTGGGACTGAAGCCGACGTTCCAGGTGCTGGCCAACAGCGCCGACATCACCGCCGTGGTCCTGGACCGCTTCATTTCGCTTTCGCTGACGGACGAAACCGGCATCACGTCCGACATGCTGGAAATCGTGCTGACCGACCACGACCCCGCCGCGCCCATTCAGAAGCCGCCGAAGGGCGCGGAACTGGAAGTGTTCCTGGGCTACGACGGCGCGAACGAGCGCATGGGCATGTTCGTCTGCGACGAAATCGAATACAGCGGCTGGCCTGGTGAAATGATTATCAGGGCGCGCGGGGCCATCTTCGACAAGACGCCGAAGGGCAAAGCGAACCTGCAGAGCCAGAAGGAACGCAGCTGGCCAGCTGGCACGAAGCTGGGCGACATGGTGGCCAAGATCGCCAAGGAACACGGCATGGAACCCGCCGTGTCGGCGTCGCTGAAGTCCATCGTGCTGCCGCACATCGACCAGTCCAGCGAATCGGACCTGAACCTGCTGGTGCGCATCGGGAAGAAGTACGACGCCATCGTGAAGCCTGCGGACGGCAAGCTGGTCCTGGCCAAGCGCGGGGAATCCAAATCCGTCAGCGGCAAGAGCCTGGCGGCCATCGCCCTGACGCCTGCCAGCGGCATCACATCGTTCCGCGTCACCGAAACGGCGCGCGAGAGTTCCGGCACCGTCGTGGCCTACTACCACGCCACCAAGGCCAGCAAGCGGCACGAAGTGAAGGTGGGCGAAGGTGAGCCGGTGACGCGCCTGAAACAGTATTTCCCCGACCAGAAGATGGCGAAGGCGGCGGCCCAGGCCGAACTGGCAAAGCGCGACCGCCAGAAGTCAACGCTGTCCCTGGCCATGCCGGGGCGCAACGACCTGGCCGCCGAATGCCCGCTGACCCTGGCAGGCTTCCGTGACGGCGTGGACGGCAGCTACACCATCACCCGAGTGGCGCACACGGTCACGAAGGACGGCGGCTACAGCTGCCAGTTGGAAGCGGAACTGCCGACCGAAGGCGGGGACAAAGTGCAGGATGAGCCGCAGTGATGAGGCGTTGCGCTGCGTGATGGATTTTCGAAACCGCTACCAATACCGATACCAAATCGGGGAAAGTTGGTAGCGGTTTGGTGGGCGGGGTGGGTATCGAACCCACGACCATTCGATTAAAAGTCGAATGCTCTACCACTGAGCTACCCGCCCAAAGCCACCTGATAACCTAAGCAGAACAAAACTGTTTAAAAGTCAGTTCGGATGCGATAACGTGGGTTCACGACGCGTCACGCCGCATCATCGCAAGCCACTGAAAAACTTGCGCATTTTGGCTATTGCCGTCGTAAGTGCTGATGCCGTAATGGATAAAGCACTTTCCGCAAACCGCGACCAAAACCGCGACCAACATGGGCTAGTACAGACATGCTGACCGACTCCCAAGTGAAGAAAGCCGTATCCAGCGCCCGCGCCGATGCCGTCCTGAACGATGGCGCGCAAGGCAAGGGCGGCGGATCGCTGCGCCTGAAAATCCGCGTTGGCGCACGCGGCACGACGGCCACCTGGTTTGCCTGGTGGCAGGAAGGCGGGAAGCCGAAGACCGCGACGCTGGGCCGTTACCCTGACCTGTCGCTGGCCGACGCCCGCGTGGCGGCTGCCAAGGCTGTGGCCGATGCGAAGAACCCGGCACCGGCCCAGGTCGAAGAGTCGAACCGCACCGTGGCAAAGCTGTTCGCTGGGTACATCAACAGCATGCGCCAGGACGGCAAAAGCAGCGCCGATGAAGTCGAAGGCCGCCTGGCCCTGGCTTCCGCCGCGCTGGGGCCGGACAAGCCAGCGGGCGACGTGACGCCCGCCGACATTGCCGCCGTCCTGAAACCAATTCATGACCGTGGCGCGCGGGTCATGGCCGACCGCATGCGGGCCTACCTGTCGGCAGCCTTCAACTGGGGCATTGAGGCTACGCACGACTACCGGGCCAAGGTCCGCCAGGACTGGGGGATTAAGGTCAATCCGGCTGCCCAGGTGAAGCGCGACACGAAGGCGAACACGACCCGCGAACGGCACCTGTCGGCGGACGAACTGGCGACGCTGTGGGCGGCCATGGACGGCGCAGGATTCGCGGACGGCACCGGGGCGGCTATCCGGCTGATGATCTGCTGCGGCCAGCGCGTGCGGGAAACCATGCGACTGGAAGGCCGCGACATCGACCTGGAAGCTGGCCTGTGGACCATGCCCGCGAAGAAGACGAAGGGCGGCAAGTACCGCCACACGATCCCGCTGCCAGCCCAGGCGCTTCCAATCCTGCGCCAGCTGATCGCCAAGCACGGCGACGGCTGGCTGTTCCCTGCCCGCCACGGCGAAAGCGACCTGCAGCTGGCGTCATCCATCGGCAAGGCCATCCGGCGCTGGCTGGTCGAGAATGGCGGCGAACGGTTCCAGGCCCGCGACCTGCGCCGTACCTGGAAGTCCCGCGCTGGCGACGCTGGCGTGGACAGGTTCGTGCGCGACCTGATCCAGCAGCACGCGAAGAACGACACCGGCAGCAAGCACTACGACCGCACCGACTACCTGCCGCAGATGCGCCAGGCGATGGCGACCTGGGAATCTTGGCTATCGGAAAACGTTACCGATAGGAAAAATCAATCACACGCGCTGGCGGCGTGATGGCATAATGCAACTTCACTGATGCGCAAGTACGTTGAAGCCAGTAGGGAACGCCTAGCAAGTACCGAAAACGACGGAACCGAACGCCCTATATGTGAGCCGAGGACGGAAGGCAGATGCCGTGACAGCCTGGAAAGACAGGCATTCCCGATAAGCGCATTGCGTGCAGTGCTTTTATCGGGTCTGGATGACGGTTGAGGGTACTCAAGACGGACCCCGTAAATGTCTAGCTGAACCCCAGGTTGGCGACCACAAAGCCTGACTGCTTGGAAAGACAGGCTCCAAACACCTTAAACGTGAATCGGCAATGACGCAGGAAGCCTGCCGAGCCGCGCCGGAAACCGGCACAAGAACCCGCCTTCGTGGCGGGTTTTTCGTTTGTGCTGCGGAAAAACCACCAGAGGATGCGGCGGGTCAAACGCGGCACCATGGCTGAATCAAATTCACTGTGGGCCATCATGACCATTCAACTTTCTACCCTCGTCCGCAACGCGCGCCTGGATGCCGTCGAAGTCCAGGCTGGCGTATCCCCGAAGCTGCGCCTGTATTCCGGTGCGCAGCCAGCCAACTGCGCGGCAGCCCGCACCGGCACGCTGGTCGCTGAAATAACCCTGCCCGCTGACTGGGCCGCAAACGCCGCCAACGGCAGCAAGACCCTGGCAGGCGCTTGGGCTGGCGTGGGCGCTGCCGCTGCAGGCACCGGCACAGTGGTGGGCCACTTCGCGCTGATGGATAACGCGGGCACCACCTGCCACATGCAGGGCAAGGTCGGCGCTACCGGCGACGGCACCGCAGACCTGACCCTGGACAACGTGAACGTTGCCCAGAACCAGGCGGTGAACATCACCAGCTGGACCCTGACGGACGCGAACGCATGAGCTACAGCGACACTTTCAACGCCGTCAACGACCCTGCTTTCCAGGGGCGCTGCCTGGTGGCTATGTGGAGAGCGGCCCAGGACGTTGCGGCGGAAGCCGAAACCACGCCGAACCACCAGGCCCGCAAGGACTGGGCTTCGCGTGTTCTGCAGGACAAGGCGAACATCACGCCGCGCCAGTTGGTCATGCAGGTCATGCGCAACCCGACTATTGCCGGTGCAGGCACCGCTGCGCCTGACGGCGATATTCAGTTCCAGGTCAATTCCGTCCTGGATTCCATCATCGCAATCGGCTGAACATGACCACTGCGAAAATCATTCAAGGCGCGCGCAATCAGCTGTCCGGCGCAGCTGCGGCGCTGAACAATCTGGCAAACGGTGCGTATGCCGTTATCGGGACCATCGCGCACAACAGCGGCGGCAAGGTCCCGCTGGACTGCATGGTGGAACTGTCCGCAACCCCTGGCACCGTCAGCGGCAACAAGCAGCTGGTTCTGTTCGCGCAGGTTTCGCTGGATGGATCGAATTTCACCACCGGACCAACTTCCGGCACCACCACCACGGATGAAGCGAACCTGGTCCTGATCGGCTATCTGCCGCTGAACAGCAGCGCCGCACAGCAACGCCGCGTGTTTTCGCTCGCGCAGGCATTCCCTGGCTATGTTCTGCCGTTCGCATCCAAGCTGATCGTGAAGAACGACAGCGGCGCGGCGCTTGCAGCTTCTGGCCACGATGTCTACACGCTTGACGACAGCGGCGACCTGACCTGATAGGCCGCCGTGGCACTGATCCGACAGCTTAGAAACACCCAGCAGCCGCAGCAGGGCGCGCAGATCGACTGGGCGAACCCGCTGACGCGGGGGCTGGCGTTCGCCTATGTTCCAGGCGTGCCGTGGGACTTGGTTGGCAAGTTCGGTGGCGCGCAGATTTCAGGCGGCGCAACCCGCCAGGGCGGCTCACTGCTGGTATCTGGCGCGGCGAGCAACGGCCTGAACCTTGGTTCTGGCGCTGTGCTGGGTTCGCTCCAAAATTCATCCGTCGTCGTCGTCGCTGGCGTAACCACAGCCAACGGCAAGGCGCTTTATTGCGAGCGCGCGGCCAGCGGAAATGACATCTACAAGCTGGAAATTGCCGGTGCGTTTGGCTCAGCGCAGTTCACATACCGCAATGACGGCGGAACGCTACTCCAAACAAATACCGCTGCCGCTGGTGCTGTCGATGGGGCGCAGCGCCTATTTGCGATTACCAAGAATGGGACGGCACACGCAGTCTATTGCGGGCCGATAGGCACCACATCAACGGCCCCCACGCTTTCGGCCACCGGAACGATTGGCAGCGGCAGCACGGCATTTTCTAATGCTGGAATCGTGCGCTCTGTTGGCTATGACGTGGCTGACTCAAGCGCGAACGCATCCGGCCACATGGACCTGGTTCTGGGCTATGCACGCACGCTGCAGCCGGACGAAATCGCATCGCTACGGGCCAATCCCTGGCAAATTTTCAAGGCACCGAACCGGCGACTGTGGACCGTTGCCGCTGCGACTGGCACACCCACCGGCGTCAATGGCAGCCTGAACGTGACCTTGGGGGCTATCAGCCTGGCGGCTACCGGCACCGCGCCTATCGGTGGGGCTGCGGCAATCACGTTGGGGACACTTGTCGATTCTGCCAGCGGCACCACTACCGCAGCAGGTTCAGTGGCCGCGATCTTGGGCCAGCTGACTGCTGGCGGGCTTGGTACTGTCACCGCGTTCGGCGCGCTGGAAGTCACGCTGGGCAGCCTGGCACTGACGGCGGCAGGCTCTGCGCCCGCTGCAGGCAATCTGTCAAGCACACTGGCCCCGCTGACGCTGGCCGCATCCGGTGGCGTACAGGCGTCGGCAGGATTGACGGCGGCGCTGGCCCCGCTGACGTTGGTTGCAACGGGCACGGCACCGAATCCGCAGGTGCAACAGCCATCAGAGGCCACAGGGCAGCTTTCCAGATCGCTGGGCAGCCTGACCCTGGCCGCCACCGGCACCGCGCCAGCTGGCGGGCAGGCATCCATCACGCTGGGCGTCCTGGCAGCATCGGCAGCCGGGGCCGCACCTGTCGCTGGCCAGGCTGGCATAACGCTGGGCGCGCTGTCCCTGCAGGCATACGGCGGCGTGCCGGTGACTGGCAGCGGGCAGGCGATGCTGGGCGAACTGGCGCTGACGGCCACGGCAGGCATGTTCGTGTTCACGCGCAGCGAAGCACGCACATACACCGTGCAGCCAGAGAACAGGCAATATGACATCGAACCGGAAGACCGGACGTATTGGATTGAACCATGAGCGAATACAAACTGAACAAGCAGGGCATCCCTGTTATCGAGAAGCGGGCAGGATCGCAGCTTGATTACTGCTTCAACTGGTCCAGGTGGCTGGCCCCGATCAACGACACCATTGCCAGCTACACCGTCAACGTTCCGCCTGCGCTGACCAGGGCAGGCGTTATGCTGGATGACGGCAAGGTGGACGTTTGGCTGGACGGCGGCGTGGTGGGCTATGACCACCAGGTGCGCTGCGACATCGTGACGAACAGCAGCCCACCGCGCAAGGAATCGCAGACGATCATCGTGCGCATCATCCCATGAAAAAACCCGCCAGCTGGCGGGTTCTTCGTTTCAGGCGTCTGCGTCGTCATCCCCGCCAGCATCGTCCGCACCTTCCACTTCCATGCCGCCATGCACAGGGCAGCATGCGCCGTATTTCAGCGCCCACTTCTTCGACAGCCGCACCGTGTAGCCGCAGGGCTGGCCAGGTTCCGTGTCGCCGCTGCCGTCAGCTGGTGCGATGGCCTGGCAGGTGGCCTTCAGCATGCGGGTGGACTGCTTTTTCTTCTGGTTGCTGCTGCCGCGTTCCGGCACGTCGCCATCGACCTGCCCTTCCTCTTGGCCTGGCGCTGGCTGGCTGCCGTTGTAGCCACGCGATCCCGGCCAAGTCAGGCGGGCGTGCGGGATTGGCCCCAGCTGGTCAATCAGCGGCTTGGCGTATTCGATGAACTTCGGGCCTGGCGTGGTCGAGTTCAGCGGGCGGTTCAGGCCCAGGGCCAGCACCACCTTGGCAAAGTCGCCCTTGTGGCCAGCATCGAAACCGACAGCCGCATGGGTCAGTTCGTGCGCCAGGTCGCCCGCAATCATCATCGTGTCGTCCTGGTCAGGGCGGATGAAAATCTGGAATGCACCGTCTGCACTGCGCGACTTGTGCCAGCATTCGGCGCTTGCGTGGCCATCCTTGCCGCTGGATGGGAAGCCGATTGCAACATGGAATTTCGGCAGTGCGTGGCCCAGTTCTTCAAAGCGCGGGGCCATCAGTGAAGCAAGTTCATTCAACCAAGTTTCGCGGTTCATAATTGCCTTTCAAAGTGTTTAAACAATGGAAGTATTCTACGGTATAAAAACGTTTAAACGCAATACATCCAAAGAAAAACCCGCCGTGGCGGGTTCCTCATTACTTCAGCTGGTTGTCGTTCGCGGCCTGATGGATGCGCAGCTGTCGCGCCGCCGTGGTCCTGGCCACCGTTTCGTCGGCGGCAATGCCGTGGCGCTGGTACTGCCTTGGCGTCGCCGCGTTCTTCGGCATTCGGAACGCTGGCGGCACGTCAAGCCGCCAGGACCATCGGCCCTTGTGCGGGCCGCGTGTGATGGGTGCTACTGTGGCGGACATTAGAATGGAATGTCGTCGTCCATGTCGCTGAAGTTCGGCGCGGGCTTCGGCTGCGGGCGGGCGGCACCAGCTGGCGGGGCCTGGCGCGGTGCTGCGCCCTGCCCTTCGCCACCAGCACGCTGACCCAGTTCGACATCGACCACGCGCGCAACCATCTTGACGCCTTCGCCGCCGCCGTTCTTCTGGTAGGTTTCAATGCGCATGTCTTCCAGCGTGAAGCAGTGGAAGCTGCCTTTCAGCATGAAGGGCGCGAGTCGTTCGGCTTGCTTGCCCCACAGCGTGGCATCGACCCATTGCGTGGCACGGCCATTTTCCGCGTTCTTGTCGTAGTAGCTAACAGCCAGCGACAGGTTGCAGACAGCATCGCCGCTTGGCGTGTAGCGTATTTCTGCATCACGGCCCAGGCGGGCCATACCGATAGATTTCATAATTCGTGGTTCTTTCGTGAGTTGAAATTATTTGCTGCGGCGCGCATGTTCCTGCGCGCAGCTGGGTCCGCAAAACAAAGCCGCGCCCACAAGTGGTTCGCCGCATAGAGGGTTCCAGCATTCCCCGTTTGGCTTCAGCTTCGGTTCCTTCGCCGCGTTCTTCTGGTGGAGTGCCAGCGCACTTTCGGCCATCAGGCCGTCGATGCGCTGGGCTTGGTCGAACTGGTCAGCCACGCGGCACCTTCAACGCATGGAAGGCCAGCGCCTTCATGTCCGCCAGATGGCGTTCCGTGGCTGCCAGGCTGCCCGCGCTGCCGGTTCCTTCAGTCGGACGCAGGCCGCAGTTCCAGAGTTCATCCATCAGCTGCTGGGCCAACGCCATCGGCAGCGTCACCATCGGGTCAAGGCGGCGCGCGTACGCTTCCTCTTCCGCCTTCATGACAACCGGCTGAGCCACGAACAACTGGCCCTGGTTGCCTTCGTCCATCAGGTGGATGGAAACGCCGCCACTGTACAGTTCACGCTCCGCATGGATGCGCGCCTGGCGCGAAAGTCCCAGGCCCATCATGCTTGCACCATCGCGTCGTTCGCAGCATGCCGCTGCGATTCCAGGAAGATCACGACGCCCGCCAGGTAGTTGATTGCGCCCAGCAGTTCGTGCGTGTCGCGGCCTTCCGGCAGCCGCTGGCTTTCCTGGATTTTCTTGATGGCCTGGCCGGTGAGGAACCCCGGCCCGACCTGCCCCGCGATGACCTGCATGGGCTGTTTGTGGAACGGCAGCTGGTTCGCGTGACGGTCGTGACCCTTGCCGTTGCTGGCTTGGTCGAAGGCGCGACGCAGAACCTGTGCCAGCGATTCATAGCCGGGTTCGTTCAGCGCGACGCCTTGCGGCTGGTTGTCGTTTGCGGCCAGGCCCAGGTGGGCATACATGGCATCAGGCGACATCGTAAGGTCTGCAAATTGGCCTTTGAGCGTAACCAGCCCATCGGGGCGAATCTCAAACGATTCATTGCGTTTGGCGCAGCACTCTTGCAGCTGTTTCAGGGCATCAGTGTTCATGGTTTCACTGTTTTGGATTGTTGTCGTTATCGGGCACCAGGTGCATGTTCTTCGCTTCCCACTGTTCCAGCAGTTCCAGCGGGTAGAACACTTTCGCACCCAGCTTCTGGTATGGCGGACCCTTCTTCTTCGTCCGCCAGTTCGCCAGGGTTCCCGTTGTGCAGTTCCCGCCCCAGCGCGCGACGACTTGGCTGGGGCTTAACTTCAGGGCTTGTGTCATCCGATAGTTGCGCTCCTTTACGCGGCTTGCTGGTTGCTGGTCAGGCCCAGGGTTTCGTTGAGGTTGTCCAGTTCCGGGTCGCCCGATGCCTTGCGCAGCCGGTCGAATTCTTCCGCAGCGCTCTTGTATTCATCGGGGCAGCCGTTCGGGTCGATGGCCTTGCGGGTCTTCGCGGGCAGCTTCTTCCAGGCTTCGACCAGTGCCGCCATGCCCTGTTCGCAGACCAGCTTCAGGTCGCTTTTCGCTTTCTCCACTTCGGGGTCCAGCTGCACAGCACCGTCCACCCAGTCCCGCAGCGCCTTGCCGTCCGCCGATGTGATGTAGCCCTGTTCGCGGCCAAGGATCGGGCGCAGTTCTTCGGGGCACTTCAGGACGATCTGCTGGCGGCCCTGGTCCATCATCTGAACACTGGCCGTCATTTCGTACAGGAAGTTCTTTTCCTGGATCGGCATGACGCCCAGCGGGGTGTACACCGTCTTGCCGCCTTCGTTTTTCACTTCCACTTTTTCGCGCGCCCGCACGCAGCAGATGACGTGCATGTTCGACTGCAGCAGCGTGTTCATGAACTTCTTGTGTTCGGCCTTCGCGTAGTTGTCGCGCTTGCCTTTCTGACCCGGCAGCGGTTCGCGCATTTCCAGCAGGCCGCCAGTTCCTTCGTATTCGTGCGTGGTGCTGTCGATCACCAGCACTTCCACGCCCGCTTCCTGGAACTCCTTGATGGCGTCGCTGTAGCGCTGCGGCGTGAACGGCGGTTCCAGGTCGCCAATCAGGAACGGTTCGCTGGTTGGATGCGTCGGATGTTTTTGGAGAGCATCGGCATACAGCGAGCCGCGCTTGTTCTCCGTGTCGATGAAGCCGATTTTCGACGCATCGTAGTTGGCCAGGCCGTAGGCCAGGTAAAGCGCAGTAAGGGTTTTGCCGTCACCCGACTGCCCTGCCAATGCCACCACCAGACGCGCCCCTGCGCGCTGGGCCTTACGTATTTTCAATACGCCCATGTTTGTCTGCCCCTTAGTGAAATGATTTCTTGATTAAGCGACCTGTTCGAACAGGTGCGCGTTCTGTGCGTACTGCCAATTCGGCAGGTCGATTTCCTGGATGACGCCAGTTCCATAGCCAGGCCAGTGGCCGGTTTCTTCGCACTTCGCATACACCGCCAGGTCGGCGCGGTACTTGGCGCGACCCAGCTGGCGCGCTTCGTCCTTCAGGCGGTACACCGCAACGCCCTTGGCCTGGCCTTCGACCACGCACGCAGTCTTTTCCACGGCCAGGAACACGAACGCTTTCAGCGGCTTGCCTGTGGCTTCCTGGATGCCGTCGTTATACATGGCGTCCTGCGTGTCGTAGCCGTAGCGGCCAATCGAATTCTTGAAGGCGTCTTCGCTGGCGTCTTCGGTGGTCTTCACGTCCACCACGATGGCGGCTTCCTGCGCCCAGAAGTCGGGGCGGCAGCGGCACAGAACGCCGGTCTGCTGGTCGATCCAGTACACGGACTGTTCGGCCTTGCCAGGCAGGGCCAGCAGTCGGCTGGCGGCTGGGTGCGCCATGACGGCGGCGCGCATGTTGTGCAGCTGGTCCCACTCTTCCGGCGTCAGCACGTTGCGGTGGCCGTTGTTCGCCATCCATTCGGCTTTGATTTCATCCCACAGCTGGAACTTCAAGCCTTCGGCGCGCAGCATGGCGGCCAGCTGCGGGATGGTCCCGCTGACGGACAGCAGGCCCTGGCGCGCCTTGTTCAGTTCTTCGATGTTCGCCTTCAGTTCCGTGGCCTTCATAGCTTGGAATTCCGCGATCACTTCCGGCGTCCGGCTTCGCTCGTCCAGCGCGTCGAGGATGCGCGCCACCAGGTCGTCTTTCGTGCCGGTCGTGGACAGCTTCGGCAGCCGCGTCTTGTTCAGTTCTTCGACCATCGCCACCAGTTTGTCGCGGCTGTCGATGGCTTCGGGGAAGTCGGACTGGCGCAGGCCCAGCGTGTAGGTCTTCACGAATTCCTGCGGTTCCAGCAGCAGCATGTGGAACGCCGTGCCGATGGCCTGGGCCGCAGTAGATTCGTGGTTGTCGTTCGCCGCCAGCTTGCGGGCGCGGTAATGCAGGGGGCTGCGGCGGATCAAGGACAGGCCGCTGTTACTAACGCCTTCGCCGCCGTGGTATTCGGCGTTTGTTACATCGGAGTAAATGCCCGGTTTCACAATTATTTCTCCAAAGGAAAGTTTTATTGTAGCACCGCAAAGTATCCACGGTGAAATATATTTACTTGTGGTGATGTTGGATGATGCGCAATGAACACAGGTTGCTTTCAGTTCATGGTGCGTTCGTTCGCGTCACCTTGCCCGCTTCTTACTCACTGCCGTTCATGCGCCGCAATGGGCTACCCGTCCAATTTGGACAGTTCCGTGGCCGATCTGTGAATGGACCTTGCTGCCGCCTCAATTCCCGCCACCATTCTGGCTTCGTTCAGCTTGTCTATGGGAAGCGTGGCCGTTCCATCGCCGCTCACTTCAATGAGTCCAGCGGTCTGCATTTCTCGCAGCTTCCTGACGACCGTTGCGCGAGGCATCCCGACAAATGACGCCAGCTTGTTTGCAGTCATGGGCCGCCGTTCCGCCTGGCCGATGTAGGCAGCGACCAGCAGCAGAACGTCCGCCGATGCCGACCCGTACAGTTCGGTTCCGATGTATTCGATGGCGACAACGCGCACCATTTCCATGACCATTCGCGCCATCAGCAGGCGCTGCTTCGACAGCTTGATGCGTGCAGGCATTGGCGCACTTCCGTTCTCGTTTTGTGCTGATTCAACTGTGGGATTGGTTGCTTGTTCCTGCATGGGCGTGCAATTACTTTTTCTGACTGACAACTGTAGCGATATAATCCGTTACTCACAGTGAACAGTAATTATGCCGATACAACTTCGTGACTATCAGGAAGAACTACGACGCGGGGCAGGCCAGGCGCTTCGCCGCGTCCGGCGCGTCATGGTCCAGAGCGCACCAGGCAGCGGGAAGACCGGCCTTGCAACAGACATGGCCGACAAATGCGCAAACGCTGGTCGCACCGTCTGGTTCATCTGCCACCGCGAAGAATTGGTGGAGCAAACCAGCCTGACGTTCACCAGGTACGGCGTGCACCACAGCTTCATCGCTTCGGGCCGCGACTATGACGCCAACGCGCTGGTGTATGTCTGCAGCATCGACACTTTGAAGTTGCGCCTGGCCACCCTGCCCGCGCCTTACCTGGCGATGATTGATGAGGCGCACCACAGCGGGGCTGCAGGCTGGGCGCTGACCATCGAATGGCTGATGGCGAAAGGCGCGCTGATCGTCGGGCTATCCGGCACGCCGCAGCGGCACGACGGCCTGGGCCTGGACAAGCAGTACGATGAATTGATCCTGGGGCCGACCGTGCCCTGGCTGATGGATGAAGGCTACCTGTCGCAATACGCACTGTACGCGCCCGACAAACCAAGCCGGAAGGGACTGCGCAGCCTGACCACCGCGCCAGCTGCCAAGCGCATGAGCGAACCGAAGCTGACCGGCAACATCATCAGCCACTGGAAGGACCATGCACGCGGCCTGCTGTCCATCGGCTTCGGCGTGAACGTCCTGCACTCGCAGCACCTGGCCGAACAGTTCCAGGCCAAGGGCATCAACGCCATCCACCTGGACGGCACGACGAAGAAGGCCGAGCGCCGCGCCATGCTGGCCGACTTCGGCCCTGGCGGCATTGAAGTTATTTTCAACGTGGGATTGTTCGGGGAAGGTTTCGACCTATCCGCCCTGTTGCAGCGGGACGACATCACGATTGACGCCGTGATTGACGCCGCGCCGACTGAATCGCTGTCCTGGTATCTGCAGAAGATCATGCGATGCATGCGCCCAGGCCGCACGCCTGGCAAGGTGGGCATCATCCTGGACCACGCCAACAACAGCGACATGCACGGCTTCCCCGACGACCTGCGCGAATGGAAGCTGCAGGGTGGACTGGGTGGCGGCAAGGCGGCAAACGACAACGGCCCGCCACCGCCCATCACCTGTGAAGGATGCTTCAGGCAGATACGCCGCCCAGCGCCGGACTACTGCCCGACGTGCGGGAAGTTGATTGCGCCGGAATACGTGCCGCCAGAGGTCGCGGAAGGCCAGCTGCGCAAGCAAGAGGAAGCCGACAAGAAGGCCAAGCGCGCCGCGATCAAGATGGAACAGGCCGCGTGCAAAGACCTGTCCAGCCTGGTGGCGTTCTTCCAGAAGCAGGGCAGCAAGAACCCGATGCATCAGGCGCGGCAAGTAATGGCGGGGCGAGTTGGGAAACGAATGCGTGCGTGATGCAGAAACAACACAAAAATAATGTTTGTTTTACTTGCGTAAATCTTTCTGCCCGGTCTATAATTTCTTCACTGCATTGCCGAACCGGGCGGAACCCGGTAAGTTCAGACTGGGAAATCATGAAGACAATCAAAGAACACCTGCAGCAAGAGGCGGACCAGCAAAAGCGGAAGGCCAATCACGCCGAAGAGAATGGGCGCGCATACGCGAAGGAAGCAGCGGAAAGCTTCGCATCCGCCGAAGTGCACCGGAAGCAGGCCGCCGAGTTCCAGCGCCTGGCAGACGCGCAACCGGAGTAAGCCGCCATGCTGAAGCAATTTGCGCAAGGACTGGCAGCTGGCGCGGTGATGTTCGTTCCGCCGCTGCTGGCCGTCATGTGGAAAGCCGGGGTGTTCGCGTGACGCCCGGTACAGTCCTAGCCGTGCTGCTGGTAGTGGCTGTCCTGGCGGCCATCTTCGCCATTGAAATCTACTTCGGCAAGCAAGAGCGCGAATGGAAGCGCATTGCGGACGATCTGGAAGAATAAAATGGCCCGCTGCCACGTCCGCTGCAGGAAGTGCCAGGCACGCCGCGTGCTGAAGCGCCACCCCGAAACGTATTTCAAGTGGAGCGCGAAGGAACTTGCGCACGTCAACCGCGCGCCCGCCTGCAACAACTGCGGCGCGCAGGACTATCGCGTGGACACATGGATGAACCAGCGCAATACCCGCGCGATGTCCTGCAGCTGCAATGGCTACGTGGTGCTGACGCACAAAGCGCCCTGGCCGCATCGCATCGGCAGCCCGTATTGCAGCTACCGAAAGGACGGCACGCAGCGGATGCCAGGCGATAACGATTTCAAAGACCTGCTGTTTGAGCAGATGTCACCGGAAGAACAACAACTGATTTTCAACGATGAAAGGATTGCAGCATGAATACGTTTAAACAGATGATTAAGGAAGGCGTGATTAAGCGCGCCGACCGTGGCCAGCACATCCGCTGGGAAGACATCCACATTGAACCCGGCTTCAACCCGGCTGGCCGCCACGACGCGGAAGACGAAGACGACATCAGCCTGCGCGGACACATCAAGGCAGGCGGCACCATCCCGCCGCTGGAAGTCCGCCCGCGCGCCGAAGGTGGCGTGTGGCTGGTGGACGGCCACCGCCGCTATGTCCAGCTGGGCAAGGCGCTGGAAGAAGGCTGCACCACCCTGCTGAACAAGGACGGCGAACTGCGCGTGGACATCGTGCAGTTCGAAGGCAGCGACATCGACCGCGTGGCCCGCATCGCCACCAGCAACAGCAACAAGAAGCTGACGCCACTGCAGCTGGGCCAGGTGTATAAGCGCCTGCGCGGCATGAAGAAGACGCCGGACGAAATCGCGGCCATCGTGAGCAAGACCCGCCAGCATGTGGACCAGATGCTGATTCTGGCGGACGCGAACCACGACGTACAGGAAGCCGTGGCCGCTGGCGACATTTCGGCCACCGAAGCGGTGAAGCTGCAACGCCAGCATGGCGACAATACCGGGGAAGTCATCCGCAAGGCCAAGGATGCGGCCCAGGGTAAGCGGGTGACGGCGAAGCTGGTGAAGCCGTGGACGCCGCCCGCCAAGGTGCTGACGCCCGCGATGAACGCGCTGGAATCGTTCCTGTGCAGCGTGCCGAAGGAAGTGCGTGCGATCATCGAGAAGGCCGACGAATACCCCGAACGCGCCGTGAGCGTGAACGCCAAGGAACTGCTGGACCTGTTCAAAGCGCACAACGACATCGAAGACGCCCGCAAGGCTGCGGACGAGAAGCAGCGCGCTAAGGATGCGCAGGCAGCCCAGGGTGAACTGGCTGGAACGGATGGTGCGTGATGGATGACGTTTTCTCAGACACCACTTACGGCAAGCTGGCCCTTCATAACCTGGCCCCGGTCGGCCCGAACTTCCGTCTTTATGAAGCGGGATGGCTGGGCAAAGGCAACGAACGCAACTGCATGGAAGTGAAGGGCGCAGACTTCCGTGAAGCACTTCGTGGTCCGCGCAAGGGCCAGCTGTGCATCCTGGTGAAAGGCACCGAGCGCACCGCCTACATCACGGCCAGAGACATTGCGGCCTATGATGTGGCGCACAGCGCTCTGTCCAAGATCGGAAAGGATGGTGCGTGATGGTTCCCACTGTATCCTATGAAAATGGCGTGGCGACTATCACGACCAAGACCAGGCAAAGCATGGTTCATGTGGCCGTGGTTGCTGACCTTGCCATGCAAGGGATGATCGAACGCACCAGCCGCACCGAAGTCCTGGCGTTGTCCGCAGGGTTCCTGGCGATGAAGGCACAGCGCGACCAGCTGCAGGCTGAACTAGACGCTGCCCGCGCTGGCCAGGTCGGCAAGGGACAGGCCCAAGACATGCAGGACGCCCGCAAGGTCATCGCGGACCTGCGCCGGGCTGGCGATTCGTTCTTCGAAGTGTACGACCAGGGCGACGCGCCGGACAGCGGGCTAGATAATGCGCTGCGCGACACGTTGCGCGAAGCGGAAAACTGGCTGGTCCGCGACGTGCATGCCGCATCGGTGCGCGCCCAGGTACTGAAAGGCGGTGCGTGATGGCCTTCATTGCAGTGATCGTGCGCAATGAACACCGCATCCCTATTCTGAAGGGCGGCGACGGCCCTGACGCGGAATGCATGATGGTGTGGGAAGACTACGACGCGGCAATAAAAGGCATCCATACCGTTCCATTGGCGTGCGCCTTCCCTGTGGAACTGATCGACCTGGATGACGCTGCAGTGTTCTAGCGCCTGAAAAACCACCAGAGGAACCGAAGGCCAAGCAGCTTCATGCTTGGCCTTTATTTTTCCTGGGGTGGCTATGGGCAAGGAGCACGGAATTCAGAATGCGGGCCGCAACGCGCTGGCAATGCCTGGCGTGTTCTGCACCCGCACCAACGTGGGCAAGGGCTGGACCGGCAGCAAGGTCGTGCGCATCCCCGGCACCAAGAACATCATCATCGAGAACGCCCGCCCCTTCGACACCGGCCTGCCCACCGGCTTTTCCGACACGTTCGGCGTGGACAGCGTGACCATCACGCAGGACATGGTGGGCAAGCCCATCGGCGTCGCCTTCTTCGTGGAATACAAAGCCGACGACGGCACCCTGTCCGCGATCCAGCGCGCGTTCCTGAAGGCCATGCGCCAGCTGGGTGCGCGTGCCGGTGTCGCCAGGTCCGCAGATGAAGCAGTTTCCATTGCGAAGGGCCACGCCCATGACGCCCTTTGAATACCGCCGCAAGCGCGACCTGATCGAACGCGAGTGCATCCACCGCGCCGCCAGCTGGCGCAAGCGGGACATCAAGCGTTTAAACAAGGAAGCGCAGGCAACGCCGGTTCAGTTCGGGCGCAAGGTCATCGGCCAGCGCCTTCCCAGCGGACGTGTTGTATGCGTGAAACAACGGTTCAAGACCGAAGACGCGGCCCTGGGAATCATCGCGCAGATTGCCAGGGAACCAGCCAACCGTCTGAAGCCGATTCGGGCGTTTCCCTGCTATGTCTGCGGCGGCTGGCACCTGACGAAGCAACCGAGGAATACGCACAGTTAAGCGCGATGATGTCGCGTGACGTGCAAGTATTATAAAAGTTGTTTTACGTCTGTAAATTGCCTGTGCTAAAATAATCTCCATCAACATTTCTCCAGTTCATTCCATATGTCCAATAAGAACCCAGCCACCAGCCCGAACGCTGAGCAGAAAATGCGCACCAAGCGCCTGCGCAGCCTGATGGCCGTCAATGAACTGAGCGCCGCCGACGTGGCGGCAATCATCGGCGTCAAGACCAGCACCGTGTACGTGTACCGCTGCCTGACTTCCGGCACCGTGATTAACGACCGTGAACTGCGCCTGATCGAACTGGAACTGGCCAGCCGCAAACTGACTGCAGAGGCAGCAGAGTGAACATGCCAGCGCAACACCACGGCTACCGCGATCTGAGCGAAAGCGAGATCGAAGACGCCCTGGGCTACCTGGACCCGAACATGGTGCGCGCCGAGTGGGCAGTTATCGGCATGGCCATCAAGTCGGAACTGGGCGAAGGCGGCCTGGCGATGTTCGACCGTTGGAGCCGTCGCGGCGACAACTACGAAGAAGCTGCTGTGAAGGACACCTGGCGTTCCATCAGTGCCAGCGGCGGCATCACGATTGCCACCCTGATTGCCAAGGCGATCCAGGAAGGCTTCGCATTCGATGAGGCGAACCGCACGCCCATCAGCCAGGCCGACATCGAGCGCCGCGAACGTGAGCGCCGCGAGCGCGAAGAAGCCGAAGCCAAGGTGAAGGCCGCCAAGCGCGAAGCCGCCGCCGTGAAGGCGAACGCGATCTGGAACGCTGCCGAAGACATCGAAGGCGACGAACACCCGTACCTGAAGCGCAAGGGCGTTCTGGCGCATGGCGTACGTGTCGGCACCTGGAAGAACATTCCAGGCTACTTACTGATTCCGATGCGCACGCCAGCTGGCGACATCGTGAGCCTGCAAGCGATTTCATCGAACCCCGACCCGACCGTGGGCCGCGCCAAGGACTTCCTGTACGAAGGCCAGAAGCACGGCACCATGCACTGGATTGGCGACGTGCCGAACGACGCCACCGTGATTATCGTGGTAACGGAAGGCTATGCGACTGGCGGCAGCATCCACCTGGCCACCGGCTACAGCGTGGCCGTCGCTTGGGACGCGGGGAACCTGCCCACCGTCGCCATGATCCTGCGCAAGCTGCACCCGCGCGCTACCATCATCGTCGCGGCGGAAAACGACAAGTACGGGAAGGCGAACGCGGGTCTGAAGGGCGCACAGCAAGCATGCACGTCAGCGCGCGCACTGATGGCCCTGCCGAAGTTCCGCGACGAATCGAGCCAGCCCACCGACTTCAACGACCTGGCCCTGCTGGAAGGTCTGGACGCCGTGCGCGGGCAAATCAATTCCGTGCTGCCGAAGGCCGACAACGACAACGAACTGGAAGACCCGACCATTGACCTGGACGGCCAGGCCGACCCGTTCGGCTATCCGCACAAGACGGAGAAGCACCAGCCGCTGAACACCTGGGAAAACCTGGGCTGGCTGCTGAAGCAGTACGGCATCACGGCGAAATACAACCAGGTGCGCAAGCAGGTCGAAGTCGTGCTGCCTGGCCGCGACTACAGCGCCGACAACCGCGCGAACTGCAGTCTGGCTGAACTGACCAGCATCTGCGTGCGCAACCGCATGCCGCAGTCCCACCTTCAGGACTACGTGAAGCTGATCGCGGAAGGCAACAGGTACAACCCTGTGGCGGACTGGATCACCGGCAAGCCCTGGGATGGCGTCACCCGCATCCAGCAGCTGCTGGACACGGTGCAGACCACTGGCGACACGAAGCTGAAAGACGCGCTGATTTACCGCTGGCTGCTGTCCTGCGTCGCCGCCGCGTTCATGCCGCACGGTTTCGAAGGCCACGGCTGCCTAGTGTTCACTGGCGCGCAGGGTGTCGGTAAAACCACCTGGTTTCGCCGCTTGGCACCGTCCGACATGGGCCTGGTCCTGGTGGGCGCGATGCTGGACCCGAACAACAAGGACACCGTGACCAATGCGGTTTCCCACTGGATCGTGGAACTTGGCGAACTGGATGCGACGTTCCGCAAGGCCGACATTGCCCGCCTGAAATCGTTCATCCCGCTGCCGGTGGACAAACTGCGCCGCCCATATGACCGCGTGGAATCGGAATACCAGCGCAGGACCGTGTTCTGCGCATCGGTGAACGAAACCCACTACTTGGTGGACGATACCGGCAACCGTCGCTGGTGGACCGTCAACGTGTCCGGCATCGACTACCAGCACAGCATCGACATGCAGCAGCTGTGGGCCGAAATCCTGGTGCGCTTCCAGGCTGGCGAACAGCACTACCTGACGCGCGAGGAAAACGAAGCGCTGGGCCAGCTGAACGAACAGCACGAACTGATTGACCCGGTGGAAGAACAGATCGTTGCGGCGTTCGACTGGGACAAGCCATCGGTGCGGCCTGTGGAAATGACGGCCAGCGAAGTGCTGGTGGCCATCGGCTACGACAAGCCGACCAGGGCGCAGGCCACCCAGGCCAGCAACTACCTGCGCAAGCTGACCGGCAAGGAGCCACGCCGTTCCGGCAAGGGCAGGTTTTTCAGCATGCCGAGCGCGCCGAAGATGCGCAGCTGGGGCAAGCCGCAGCAGCAACAGCAAGACGACGATAGGAGTCCTTTCTAATGGCGATGGCAGTACGAATGACGCAGGTGGAGCGGTTCACGCTTGGTCTTATTGACGAAGACCAACTGACCGACTTCACGCCGCCAACGGTCCTGTCCCTGGGCATGGGCATCAACAGCGTCGCCATCATCTGCGGCATGATCGAACGCCGAGAACGCGCACCGGATGCCATCCTGTTTGCGGACACTGGCGGCGAGAAGAAGCGCACCTATGCGTACATCGCCATCCTGAACGCCTTCCTGCGCAAGCATGGCTGGCCGGAAGTCACCATCGTTCGCAAGGGTGGGAACGGCGAAACCCTGGAAGAAAACTGCCGCCGCAAGAACATGCTTCCGTCGCTGGCTTATGGTCGGAAGGGGTGCAGCCAGAAATTCAAAGTCGGGCCGCAGGAAGTGTGGGGCAATAAGCGATACCGCCGCTATTTCAAGGCTGGCGGCATGGTGGACAAGCTGCTTGGCTACGACTTCAAGGAAACCCGCCGCTGGATGAAGGCCAAGCTGGAAGACGGTAAATACTTCTACCGCTTCCCGCTGGTCGAATGGGAATGGGATCGTGCGGCCTGCATCGCCGCCATCCTGCGCGCCGGTCTTCCGCTGCCGGGCAAGTCCGCGTGCTTCTTCTGCCCAGCAAGTACGCTGGATGACATCGAACATCTGCGCGTGAACGATCCCGACCAGTTCAAACGGGCCATTCGCATGGAATTCGATTCAAGGATGAACCTGAAGACGATTTATGGCCTTGGTCGTCGCTTTAGCTGGATCGAACACATTCTGAAATCCAGCATCAGCCGTGAAGAAGCGCTGAAGACGCTGGGCCTGACTGAAGCCGAAGTGGTGGCATTCGTGGGCCGCAGAGTGATCCCTATCAAAGCTGCGAACGACGACAACATTGAAGCGTGTTCGTACTGCGTGGATTTTGAGGACGCAGCATGAACATGAAAACCCTATACGATGGCCGCCAGGTGGACAGCAGCAGCGAGGAATGGCGCGCGCATTGCGAAGCCACCACCATGCTGGCCATGCCGATGAACGAACGGCATGCGCACCTGAATGCGGTGGGCACCAGACGCGGCGACCAGGCCAAGCGTGCGCTGTCCGACCTGGTGCGGCGCATCTGGATCGACCGCCAGGCGCGTGCGCTGAACGCCGAGGATAACTGGGAAGAAGTGGCGCTGCGGCTGCACGCCATCGGCAAGAAAGATGCGCAGGGGGCGCGACTGCGGGCAGACATCGAAGTGCGCATGCAGGAATTGATTTCAAACCACAACAACGACACTGAAAGGACTGCAGCATGACCATCAACGAAATCATCAGCCGCGTGGACCAGCAGCTGGCCGAGGAACAGGCCCGCGCCAGTAGGCCCGCTGACCGCCGCCAGCAGAAGCTGCCGGTGGCTGAGGAACGCCGCAGGGGCATGGACCGCAGGCTGGCACCGCGCAACGCCCAGGTGCGCAGCGGGGATATGGACCAGGTGGTGAGTGCATGCGCGTCGAACAGCTGAAGCAGTGCGCCAGGTGCAGGCTGTGGATTGAGTTCTGGTGCAGGGAGTGTCCGGTATGCGGCGCAAACCAGTAGAACGCGAACTGCAGCTGGATGGCGGCTTCCATGTGGGGCCGCTGTTTGTGCCGCAGATCGTGCGCCCAGCCCGCGACAGGTCATCAGGCGGGAAGGAAGTTTGGGTCAAGTACAAGCGGGCCAAACCGCGCTGGGTGACGTGGGCGGAATGCAATGCGTTTTGGGATGAGTCCATGCGCATGACAGCATCTACCGGCATCCAGCACAGCGTGGACCACGTTGTGCCCCTGATTCACCCGCTGGTCTGCGGACTGCACGCACCTGCGAACCTGGAAGTGAAACCGCTGACGGAAAACATCAGGAAGTCAAACAACTGGTGGCCAGATATGTGGGGCGAGCAAATACCGCTTCTGTAGTGTTTAAACAACTAAGCCAGCCTCTGCGCTGGCTTTTCTTTAGTGAAATAGCTTTACGCAAATAAAGACTTTGCTGTATTATTCAGTTCATGGGCGCGGCGCACTGGGCGCGGCGAAGAACGAAAGGATTGTATGGATTTCCTACCAATGCAGGCGCGTGAAGGGCGCGTGTATTTCCCCAACAACATCGGCGGGTTCGACCTGTACCAGATTGTCGCGCGACGTGTCCGACCGTCTGAAGCGATTGATAAAGTTGTTCTGATGGATCGCGCGCAAGAGGCCGCCGAATTCTTCGCGACAGCCTGCAACGAGCATGCGGAACTGACGGCGCAGAACCAGCTGCTGCGCGAAAAGCTGGGCGATGTCGAAGCGCTGCTGGAAGTGGCAAACGACAACATCGAAGCCGAAGCGAAGGTGCAGACGCAGCTGGTGGCGGCGTTGCAGGCAGCGCGCGTGTACGTCATGGAAGCGCCGACCCACTACAAGGCGCACATCAATGGCGGCCTTCTGACTACTGCGGCGAATGGCGCGCTACAGATGGTTGACGCCGCCCTGACCGCAGCAGGCGTGAGGCCGTGACCGGCTTCGACTACGTGGCCAGCATCGGGCTGGTCGTCACTGTGGTGGTGGCAGGGTGGTTGCAGTGGCGGCTGACCCGGCTGAACTGAAATAATTTCAACAACGAAAGGATGGTATGGAACTGAAAGAGATTGTGCGCGCACTGATCGAGGTGGCGCGCCACGCACACAACGCGCTGGATGATGGCGAAGCAATGCCGGACGGTACGCACCGCATCGGGCCGACTGATACGGAAAACCTGATTGCGGCCCTGGACGTGCTGGAACAGCTGCCGGATGACAAGCCGGGGTACACGCTGGAAGGGCATGGACCAGCGAAGGCGGAATGGGCTCTGCGTGGCCTGCTGGATGGGCACCTGCTGGTGATTGATCCTGATGCGCCTAGGGCGCGTGCTGTGCCGGAATTTCTGATGGCCAGCAGCAGCCAGGTGCATCCTTACATGGGGCTGCCTTCCATGCAGGCACAGCTGGCGGACTTGTTCCAGGTGGCCGTGGATGCAGAATTCCCGATGCCGGACAGCCCGCATGCTTCCGTGGTTCAGCGTGCGGTGGACAACAGGGCCGCGATGTGGCGCGGGATTAATGCGGCGCGGCGGATTTTGGCCCCGGTATCCGCCCAGCAGGGCGCAGCCGTGGATGCTTTACGCGAAATGGTGCGCTGGTTCGGGAAATACCCCGAGTTCGTGCCAGCAGTCGATTGCTTCGACAAGTACAAGGCCGCCATCAGGAACGCGGAAGCCATTCTCGGCGCAGCCAAAGCACCGGCAGCGCAGGCTGTAGATGCGCGAGAACTGCTGGCGGACATCAAGCGCTTGGTAAAGCTGGCCGATGATGTCGGGCGCAGCCGTCAATCGAACAGCTACGCAATGAACTCCGGCGCGGTCGAAAAGCTGGTGGACTTGCAGGCATCTGTCGGCGCGCGCATCGGCGCTCTCGCCGCATCCCCTGCCAGCACTCCCGAGGCAGGGCAGGCTGTGCCGGTGGTATTCATGGGCATCGACCCGCTGAACATCACCAAGGGCGCTGCGCTGCCGATGACCCCTGAAAGCTGGCGCATGGGGTTCTACAAGAGCGGCGACGAACTGCGCTTCGGCTTCCTGGATAAAGGCGCACTGGTGGCATGGAATGCGGTAGCGCCTGAACAGCATCAGGACGCCGACACCGGCAAAACCCTGATGGGCTTGCGCATGGTCATTGACGACAGCCTGCCGCATGGCGTGGCTGAGTTCCGCAGCGGGCGCAGGGTGGTGCGGGTGGAGAATATCGGGAACATGCCGCAGGGCGTGCTGATGCGGGCGGATGGTGGCGGTGAGCTTCGGCCCGCTGGCTATAAGCCGTGCAGCTGTGGTGGCTGGGAATCGGAAGGCAATGCGTTCCATGAATTGGGCTGTGCGGCGGTGCGCCAGGACCCGGTGGCGGACACGATGGACCACGCGCAGCTGCAGGCGCTGGGGAAGCAGCAGGAAGGCGGTGCAGCATGAAAGTCAGCGAACTGACCGGCGCGCTGCTGGATTACTGGGTGGCGCGGGCTGAAGGATGGGTGTTCGACCAGGATGACGATATGTGGCGCACCGCTGACGGTCGCGCGCAGCAGCTGAAGGGCCACTGGACGCCATCCACCTACTGGGCGCAGGGCGGGCCGATTATTGAGCGCGAGCGCATGTCACTAGATGGCGAAACCAGGCATGCAGCCATCCGCGTTGGCAACGGCGCGCAATGGCAGTCCGCATATGGCGAAACTCTGCTGGTGGCCGCCATGCGCGCGTATGTGGCCAGCCGGTTCGGGGATGATGTGGCGGATCATGGGATTCCATCATGACTCCAGAAGAAAAACGCGCGCTGTTCGAACGTGGCTTGGAATCGCTGAAGCGCAAAGGCATAGCCTGCTTCCCGCTGGCCATTATGGAAATCAACGGCAAGTTCCACCACTACATGGACAGCGACACCGACAGCGCTTGGATCGGGTTCCAGCTTGCGTGCAATGCTATGGAAAACATGGCCAAGGCGAAAGGCGATGCATCGTGATTGGCTGGCTGAAAACCCTGCTGGGCATGGGTCCAGCCAGCGACGTGCGCGCCGAAGTCCTGGCGCGGCCTGTTATCCACCGCGCACCACCGCCACCGCTTCCGCGCATCCTGGGCATCGAAAAGCCGCACCTGGTTCGCCGGTATGACGTGATGACGGACAGGCGTGTGTGGTACGCAAGCAATGGCCTGTTCGCCTGCTATGGCACCACGCCCACGAAAGCCTATGAAAACTTGATGGACCGCATTAACGGGCCGACACCATGAGGCGGCGGCGGCGGGCGAAGTACCAGGCGCTGGGGCGGTGGGCACAGCAGCATCCCCATGCCTATCCGTGGGCCAGCCCAAGCCGCGCCATTGAAATGGTGGCTCAAGTGCAGCGCATGCGCCGCCATTGGGCAGCCAGAAAGTGGACACTGCCGCCGCTGCCGGATGACGATTTCCCATTCTGACGACCGTGCTACTTGGTTTAAACAACCCGCTTCGGCGGGTTTTTTGTTTCTGCACGCACACAAGTGCTGATGACCATGTTAAACTGTGCTCACTTTCAACTAGTCATTCATATCATGGACACTCAAGAACGTATTGCAGCAGCATTAGAGCGCATCGCTGACGCGCTCGAACACAAGAACCAGAGCCGCATCAATCACCAGGAAAGCCGCAAAGCCGAACCGCCCTTCAACCAGCTGGAAGCCAGGCTACTGGAAGTCCTGCCATCGCTTCGTGGGCGCTATCTGACCATGCCGGAAATTCTGGCGGCGTGCGGCGTGAAGCCAGGCGGCGAAGAATACAGGTCCATGGGCTTCATCCTGGCCAGGCACGGGTTCCGACAACGCAGGACAGCGCGAGCGCGCTACTACATCGCTGAGTGACAGGACAAACCGCCTTCGGGCGGTTTTTTCTTGCCCGCCCACCGACGCCAAGCGGGAAGCAGCGTGCTTTTTAGGCAATTATAGCCAGCAGTGACGAACTTCAGTCACTCAAGTGACAGCGGAAATGGTTTGTTGGTCACTCACTAAGTCTTTGTTTTATATATCCTTTCTTCTATATATAGTCTTTAGTGACTAACTCGACAAAGAATAGAAAGAAAAAGGCGACCTATCAGAACCACTACAGCGGATAGGTAGGGGTATCTTTGGGAACCCGCGTCACCCAGTCACTTGGTCGAGGCGCGATGTTCCCACAGTAAATATTCCTTTACGCAACAACCTTATTGCCCGCCCGACATATTAGAATATGGTCTGCAATTATTCGGGCGGACATATGCAACTACCTAAAAGCGCGCAGGAAATAGCCGACGTTATTGGCCGTGAACAGGCGTTACTTCTGATTAACAGTCTGCCCAGGGCGTACACGCTGAAGAAGTCCGGCAGCGCAGGCAGTTCGACCAGGGGCAGCGGCAAGCGGACACCGCAGGCCACCGTCATCATGTATGTGCCGACTGTTTCCCGTTTAAACGCAAACCACGAATTCATCCGCATCCTTGGATGGAACGACGCCATCAAGCTCTGCAAAGCGTTCGGCGGGGAAATCATGTACCCGGCCATGTGTGCCGATGTGCAGCGTGATGCCAGGAACCGGAGAATCCACCAGCTGGCCGGTGAAGGGATGGCGCACAGGGCCATTGCCGAAGCTGTGAAAGTTTCGGAACGCACCGTGAAAAATGTGCTGCGGGAAAAACCACCAGAGGAAGAACGCGCCGCTGCAAACGACAATGCAGCAGATCAAATCAGGGCGCGCGCCGAATGAACCAACACGAAATTCAAAACCAGGCTTTCAAGGTCGGCAGTGCATGGGCACTGATCGGTATCACATCATGGGCCGAACTTGGCGCATTTCTCGGCGCGATCTATTCGGCGCTTCTGATCTGCGAATGGCTGTGGAAAAAGGCCGTGAAGCCAATGCTGATTGCGCGCGGCTACATCGCAGCAACGGCACAGGTGGCCGTCGATGAGTAACAAGGCCCGCATCAGCATCGCGGCCCTTGCACTGAGCGCCGCAACGTTCGTGGGCATCCTGACCCGCGAAGGCTATACCGACCAGGCTGTGATTCCGACCAAGGGCGATGTGCCTACTGTTGGCTTCGGGACCACTGGCGGCGTGAAGATGGGCGACAGGACCACGCCTGTGAAGGCGGTTCAGCGGGCCATGGCTGATGTCAGCAAGTACGAAGGCGCGGTGAAGCAGTGCATTCATGTGCCGCTGTCCCAGAACGAGTATGACGCCTACGTGGACCTGTCGTACAACATCGGGCCAACCAACTTCTGCTATTCCCGCGACAAGTCGGGCAAGATCATCGGCCCTTCGACGCTCGCGAAGCGCGTCAATGCCGAGGACTATGCAGGCGGCTGCGAAGCGATCCTGCTGTACAAGTATGCTGCGGGCTATGACTGCAGCACGCCAGGCAATAAGCGCTGCTATGGCCTGTGGGTGGATCGGCAGCGGACGCACAAACTTTGCATGGGGGTACAATGAAAAAGAACGAAGGCATTGGCGTCGCAATCAGCCGCGAAGGCATCGGCGGCGCATGAACCAGCTGCTGAAGTACGGCGCTGCTGTCGCCGCCATCATGGGCGCGCTGTACGGCGCATATTGCCATGGCATCAGCGTTCAGGAAGGCCGCCAGGCATCGGCTGAACTGGCCCGCCAAGAAACCCGCGAAGCCGCCCAGCAAGGTGCGGCTGAAGCTATTTCAAAGATCAAGATCACCAACACCACCGTTCGCGGCGAGGTCCAGCGTGAAATCCAAACGAATACTGTGTACCGCGATTGCAAGCTGCCTGCTGACGGCCTGCGCATCGCCAATGAGGCTATCACCGGCAAGCGGACCAAGCCCGCTGGTGAAGGCCAGCTGTCCAGAACTGACGCCGCTGGGAAGTGACACCATGGGCGCGCTTCTGGACAAGCTGGTGGAAGTGTCGGGGACTTACAACGAATGCCGTGCTGCGGCGCTGGGTGGGCAACGATGACCCCGCTGCAGATCGGCATCGCCTTCGCCGTCTTCTGGATCGCCGTCAATGTGCTGTTCGTGTGGCTGATGTGGAAGCGTGGCGTGAACCGTGAACGCGCAAGGGCCAGGCAATACCACGGCATCGAGTTCGGCCACATTGATGGCCCGCGCTTCGTTCGGTGCATGACGTGTGGCGTGGTGGATGCGCCGCATGAGTGCTTCCATGTGCAGCCAACCAAGCCGTGGCCGAGGTAGATCATGGCCCATGTCGAGTACGTGATTCCGCAGCTGCATGTCCGTGACAACAGCAAGCACAAGGGCAAGCGCTATCCAAGGCAGGCAGGCAAATGCGCCATCCCTGATGCTGACGTGCTGGCAATGCGCCGCCTGCATCAGGTCGAGCGCAAGACCGCGATGCAGGTGACGCGGGCGTTCCCCCAGTACAGCCCTGACTATGTGAAGGCCATCCTGCAGTACACGGCACGACCACAGAAGCATCTGTGGGTCAATGGCGGGGTGCTGTGATGTTGCGCAATAACAACGTTGATGTAATGCAACGCACCACGATGGTGCAATGTGTTGCTTCCATGCAACAAAGTGTTGCATCCACGCAACGTTTTGGGTCCTTCCGACCGCCCCTACCCTGCGGGGACATTGCCCCCGCGCCGTTGTGATTGTGCGTGGCCCTGAAAACCCGACTTTATATTGATTTCAAGTAACAATTTTCGATGATCCGACTGAACCGCACGCAGCTGGCTGAACACATGGGCGTTTCCACTGTCGCCATAGACAACTGGCGCAGGGAAGGCATGCCCGTTTTGCAGCGCGGAAGCAGGGGTGTTGAATGGGTCTTCGACCTGACCGCAGTTATAAAGTGGTGGGGCGACAGGAAGGTGCAACAGGCGTCCGGCGACGCGCCCAGCGACCTGTCCGAAATCGAGAAGCGGACGGCCAGCGCGAAGATGCAGCAGGCCGAACTGGACCTGGCGAAAGCCAAGGGTCTGGTGGCACCGCTGGACCAGATCGAACGCAACCTGGCGCGCGTCTTTGCCGAGGTCCGCGCCAACATGCGGAACCTTCCCAGCGTCGTCATCAGCCAGTTGATTGGCGAAACGGACGAACGCAAGTTCAAGCAGGTCATGCTGCGGGAAATCGACCAGGTGCTGGAAGTCCTGGCTGACGCCGACCTGACCGCCGAGCCAGACGACGGCGACGATGGCGACGAAGAATGACCGCAGCGCTGGACCTGAAACAATTTGAAAACGATGCAGGCGTGCGCCAGTCCATCCGGCGCGCGCAGAACCTGCTGCGCCCACCGCCCGACATCAAGCCGTCCGAATGGGCGGAACGGAATGTGCGCATCCCCGAAGGCAACGCCAAGCCAGGCCGCCTTCGGTTCGCTAATGCTCCGTACCAGGTGGAACCCGTTGACCAGCTGGTGAACCCCGACTGCTACCGCGTGTCGCTGATGTGGGGCGCACAGGTTGGCAAGACGCTGGCCGCGCTGATTATGCAGGGCTTTTCCATCGAACTGCAGCCACGCAGCCAGATGATGATGCAGCCCAGCCGCGACGACTTGCTGACCTGGCTGGAAACGAAGTTCAACCCGCTGGTGGATTCGACGCCCGAACTGAAGCGGCGCATAGCGAAGCCACGCGGGCGCGACGGCGTGAACAACCAGAAAATGAAGTCCTACCCTGGCGGGTTCCTGATGTTCGCCTGGTCCGGCAGCCCGAAGACCATGCGCGGACGTTCCGCGCCGCTGATCGTCTGTGATGAAGTGGACGGCTACGACGCCACTGCCGAAGGCCACCCGGTGGGCCTGCTGTGGCAGCGCGCCGCCACCTTCGGGGACGACCGCATGCTGGTGGAAATCAGCACGCCGACCGTCAAGGACGAAAGCTACATTGAAAAGGCGTTCGAAGCTGGCGACCAGCGGCGGTTCCATGTCTGCTGCCCTGAGTGCGGGCACCTGCAGACCTTCAAGTGGGAGAACGTCAACTGGAAAGGCCGTGTGTCCACCGGCATTGACGACGCCGAAAAGGACATGGCCGACATGGACGCGCACGAACCGGCATCGGCGCTGTACGCCTGCGAGGGCTGCGGCGTGCTGCTGGACGACGGCCAGCGCGTGGCCGCGATCCGCAACGCGGTGCGTGACGGCGGCGGCTGGATCGCTGCCAAGCCGTTCAAGGGCCATGCGTCCTACCACCTGAACGAAATGTACAGCACGTTCCGCCGCCTGCGGGACATCGTGCAGTCCTACCTGGACAAGCTGGCTACCGACGACCTGCAGACCTTCGTGAACGTGTCGCTGTCGCGGACCTGGGAAGAGAAAGGCGAGAAGGCCGACCCGGCAAGTATGCAAGAGCGCGCGAAGCTGGAAGTGTGGCGCGCGCAGGTCCCAGCTGGCGGCGTGTACCTGACCGCTGGCGTGGACATGCAGATGGACCGCCTGGAAATCGAAGTGGTGGCCTGGGGTGAGGCGGAAGAATCCTGGTCCGTGGCCTATATCGTGCTGTGGGGCGACACGACCCAGCCAGACGTATGGGAAGACCTAGACACCCTGTGGGACGAAACCTACCTGCACGAATCCGGCGCGCAGCTGGAAGTCAAGGCCGCCGTGCTGGATACTGGCGGCACAAACGGCATGACCCAGGCGGCCTACAACTACCTGAAGGGCAAGACAGGGCGCAGGCTGTTCGCTGGTAAGGGCGTGCCAGGCTGGGACGTGCCGGTGGTTCAGGCACCCATGCGCAAGCAGTCGGGCCGCGTGAAGCGGAAAGTGGACCTGTTCAACGTCGGCGTGGACGGCGCAAAGGCCGTTGTGATGCGCCGCTGGGCGCGTGTCGAGCCGGGGCCAGGTTACTGCCACATTCCGCACGACCGTGAAGAAGAGTGGTTTAAACAGGCTACGGCGGAAAAGCTGGTGACGCGGTACGTGAAAGGCCAGCCGGTGCGCGAGTGGCACAAGCCGGACAAGGCGCGAAACGAAGCGCTGGACTGCCGCGTGTATGCCTACGCGGCCCTGAAGATCATGAACCCGCCGCTGAAGCGCCTGTCCGAACGCATGCGCGCGCAGATGCCGGAAAAAGTACCGTTTAAACAGATTGAGCCAAAGGCGGCGCAGTCCCGCGAAGAGTGGGCGAAGGAAACCGCCAACAAGGCAATTCGTCTGCGCGACGCACTGGAAACGCTGCGCGAAACCAGGGCGGAAAAACCACCAGAGGAACCAAAACCCCAACCCAAGGAAACTGCGAAGGTGGAGCGACCCAGCAAGCCCGCAAAGCGGACTGCTGCGAAGCGCAAGAATTTCGCAACTACATGGTAGGGACATTTTGGACGGCATCGTTCCGGCACAGATCAAAGCAGGAATCAATTTCAGCAACCTGGTCACGCTGACGGCATACCCGGCACCGGACTGGTTGCTGACTGTTGCCCTGCGCGGCCCTGGCGTCATCGACCTGGCTGCAACGGCTGACGGCAGCCAGCATCGGCTGGCAGTCAGTGCCGTTGGCACCGCGACGTTTGCCCCTGGCCTGTACGCCTACAGCGCCCGCGTCACGCGCGGCGACGACGTGGTGGAGGTCGAGAACGGCACCACCACCATCCTGCCCGACCTGGCGCAGTCCGGTGGCGGCGATGTCCGCAGCCACAATCGCATCGTCCTGGACAATATCCGCGCCGTCATCGCCAAGCGATCCACGCTGGACCAGGACCGTTACCGAATCAACAACCGCGAACTGTACCGCACGCCACTGGCTGAGCTTCAGAAGCTGGAAACCACCTATGCGGCTCGCGTGGCAGCGGAAGAAGCTGCGGCGCGTGGCAAAAGCGTGCTGGGCCGCGTCATCAAAATGAGGCTCAATTGACGCCAGAAGATTACATCAGGGAAGCGCGGCGCAGCGGCAGCGGCGTTCCGATTGTCCGGCAGCGCGAAGCAGTCGGCGCTGGCGTGTCCCTGCCCGCCCACTTGCCCACCCGCGCCGCCGCCCGCAACGTGGCCCGCACTGTCACCCGCATGTTCAAGGCTGGCGAGAACGACCGCCTGGTGGCTGGCTGGACTGGCACGCCGCTGACCGCAGACACCATCGTGCAACGTCACCAGCACACGCTGGTGGCGCGTTCGCGCGAGCGCTACGCCAACGACGACCACGCAAAGGCGTTCGTCCGCATGGCCCGACAGAACATCGTTGGGCCGAACGGCGTGCTGATGCAGGCCCAGGTGAAGACCGCACGCGGCAAGTCGGACAAGGAAGCGAACACGGCGCTGGAACTGGCCTGGGAACAGTGGGGCCACCGCAAGAACTGCGACGTTACCGGCACCGAATCCTGGCGTTCGCTGCAGACCAGCGCTGTGGTCAGCGCGGCCAAGGATGGGGAATTCCTGTTCCGCATGGTGTACGGCGCTGACGCTGGGCCGTGGGGCTTCGCGCTGCAGATCATCGACCCGGTGCGCCTGCCCGTTGACTACGACGTGCAGAACCTGAGCGGCGGAAGCAATTTCATCCGCCATGGCATCGAGTTCACCCGGTATGGCCGCCCAATCGCCTACCACCTGACCACGACCGACGAAAACGGCTATGACTACCAGTACGGCGGGCGCAACTATGTGCGCATCCCGGCTTCGGAAATCATCCACGGCTTCCGCAAAGACATGGTGGGTCAGAAGCGCGGCCTGCCCTGGATGGCGACGACGCTGTACAGCATGCGCCACCTGGGCGGGTTCGAAGAAGCGGCCATCATCAATGCCCGCATCGGCGCGTCCAAGATGGCGTTCATGGCGTTCAAGGACGGCAGTGGCGGCGAAGAATACGACGAAGACAACCCGCCTGAAATCGAAATCGAGCCTGGCACCATGGGCATCCTGCCCAGCGGCGCGAGCATCGAAAAGTTCGATCCGCAATTTCCGTCCGCCGAGTTCGCGCCGTTCACGAAGTACATGCTGCGCAAGATGGCCGCTGGCCTGGGCGTGCCGTACAACGAATTCGCCGCCGACCTGGAAGGCGTCAACTTCAGCAGCATCCGCCAGGGAACGCTGGACAGCCGCGAACACTGGAAGGAACTGCAGGAATGGCTGATTGAACAGCTGGTGCAGCCTGTGTTCGAAGCCTGGCTGACCTACTCGCTGCTGGCGGGCCGCATCAACGGCCTGAACCCGGCGAATCTGGCCCGATATAGCGCCGTCACCTGGCAGCCGCGCCGCTGGGACTGGATCGACCCGCGCGCCGACAACGACGCGAACGTGAGCGCGAAAAACAATTTCCTGAAGTCGCCCAGCACGATCATCCGCGAAGGCGGGCGCGATCCTGGAGCCGTGTACGCCGAAACCGCCGCCGACGTGCGCGCGCAGATCGACGCACTGGTGGCCGAAGGCATCCCGAAGGAAGACGCCGTTGAAATGGTCAAGATGAGTTTTGGCATTCAGCCGAAGCCGCCAGCGCCCGCAAAACCACCACCGAAAGCATCCGATGAATAAGAAACTGCAGCAGCATTTGCGCGAGATTCAGCAGCGCGGCGTCCAGTACCGGGCCGCCATCGTTGATTCGAAGACCATCGACGTTGAAGCGCGCACCGTCGAACTGGCGTTCGCCAGCGAAACCGAAAAGGTGGAGCGCTGGTACGGCATCGAAGTGCTGGGCCTGAATGCCGATGAAATCGACATGTCCCGCATGAACAACAGCGCGCCGGTCGTCTGGATGCACGACCTGAAGGACCAGCGCGGCGTGGTTGTCCCTGGCACCGCCCGCGTGGACTCCGACCGTATCGCGCGCTGCACGGCGCGGTTCAGCCGCAGCGCTGAAGGTGAAAAGCTGTTCCAGGACATCATCGACGGCATCACCACGAAGGTTTCGGTGGGCTACACCGTCCGCAGCATGAAGCTGGTGGAAGAACGCGACGGCATAGACGTGTACCGCATCGACGGCTGGCAACCCTACGAAGTCAGCATGTGCAGCGCGTCCGCCGACGACGAAAAAACCGGCGTGGGCCGTTCGCTGAATCCTGCGGAAAAACCACCAGAGGAAACACCGCCTGAACAGGTGGAAACTCCGTCCAGCATCGACATTTCCGCTGCAACGCGGGCACATACCAAGGAACCAAAACACATGGAAAAGCAATACCGCTACTTCCGCGACGCGCGGGGATTCTGCAAGGTCGAGAAAGACCAGGAAGGCAACGACATCGGCCAGGTCGTCGTCCTGGAACCGGCAGGCGCTGAACGCAGCGCAGGCACCAGCGCCGAGCGCGCCCGCACCGACGGCATCCTGGCCCTGGCAGACAGCTATTCTGGCCAGCTGCCGCAGGCGCGCGACCTGGCCGCCAAGTTCATCAAAGAAGGCAAGACCGGCGAAGAGTTCCAGCGCGAACTGCTGGCCGAGTTCGGCAAGCGCAGCAGCACGCCGCTGTCCGAACAGTCGCAGAACCACGGCGGCGAAACCGGGATGTCGGAAGCCGATGTGCGCCGCTACTCGCTGGCCAACGTCATCCGCGCCCTGGCGAACCCGAACGACCAGAACGCGCAGAAAGCCGCCGCCTTCGAAATCGAATGCAGCGTGAACGCGCAGCGCACCCTGGGCAAAACTGCGCAGGGCATTCTGGTTCCGCCCGATGTCCTGTCGCGTGCGATGAGCACGACCCAGCAGGGCGCTGGCGCAACCATGGTGGACGTGTCGAAGATGTCCATGCTGGACCTGCTGCGCAACCGCACCGTGATGATGCAAATGGCAACCGTCATCGGCGGCCTGGTCGGCAACGTGGACATTCCGAAGCAGGTTTCGGACGGCCAGGCTTACTGGCTGGGTGAAGGCCAGGACGCGACCGAAACCGGCTTCACCGTGGGCCAGATTTCCTTCGCGCCGAAGACCGTGGGCGCGTTCACCGACATCACCCGCCGTCTGCTGCAGCAGTCGAACCAGGCCGTGGACAGCCTGGTGCGCGCCGACCTGATGCGCGCCCTTGGCACGGCCATCGACCGCGCCGCGCTGTACGGCACCGGCAGCGATTACCAGCCGCTGGGCCTGAAGGGCCAGAAGGGCATCAACGCCGTGGACTTCGCAACCGCGCAGAAGCCGACCTTCGCGGAACTGGTTCAGATGGAAACCGAAATTTCGGCGGACAACGCCGATGCGGGCAGCCTGGCGTACCTGATCCACTCGCGAATCCGTGGCCACGCCAAGACCGCACCGAAGTTCGGCGCGGGCACCGAAGCAACCATCTGGGAACCGGGCAACACCATCAACGGCTACCGCACCGAAGTGACCAACCAGCTGGTGGCCAACGACGTGTTCTTCGGCAACTTCGCGGACTTCCTGATTCTGCTGTGGGGTGGCCTGGACCTGACCGTGGACCCTTACAGTCTGTCGAAGTCGGGCAGCATCCGCATCGTCGCGTTCCAGGACGTGGACATGGGCCTGCGCCGCGCCGAGTCGATGTGCTGGGGTTCCGACCAGGTGGCGTAACCCGCCGCTGAACCGGCGACCAGAGGGCGGCCAAGCGCCGCCCTTTTTCAAACCAACGGGGGATTCCTCAACATGAAACAAGTTGCAATCAAACTGACTTCGGCCATTGGCATCGGTGGCATCCTGTACCGCGCTGGCAGCGTCATCGAAGTGTCGGACGAAGCCGCGAAGGACCTGCTGCGCCGTGGCAAGGGCGAACTGGCGACCGCCGCCGACGAAGAAGAGTACGAGGAAGGCGGCGACGACTTCCCCGACCTGTCGAAGATGAGCAAGGCCAAGCTGCTGGAAATCGCGGCTTCCGGTGGCCTGACCGACATCACCGACGCCAACACCAAGGCCGAAATCATCGCAGCCATCGAAGCTGCTGTGCAGGAGCGGGCGAAGGCCCAGGCCGAGTAATTCAAACCATCATCCACTGAGGGCATAAACCCATGTATCAACTGACTTCCCTGGCCCTGACGGCCATTGCGATTGCGGCCCGCATCACCGCAAACACCAACGGCGCTGCCGTGGACGTGTCCGACTACACCGGCAACGCCCTGTTCACGCTGAACGCTTCGGCACCGGAAGGCGCTGCGCAGACCCTGGACGTGAAGCTGCAGACCAGCGCGGACGGCTCCACCGGCTGGGTGGACACCGGCATTTCGTTCGCCCAGGTTACGACCGCTGGCGGCGCGTCCTTCCAGACCGTCATGGCCAGCACGGACGGCTTCAAGCGCTACGTGCGCGCTGTCGGCACCGTGGGCGGTTCGTCGCCTGCCGTCACCTTCGGCATCACCATCACCGGCAAGAAAGCACGCTGATGCCTGCGCCAGCCTGGGAAGACCTGTCCGACTTCTTCGATGCGGGCGAGTTCGCCACGGAAGCCGTGGTGCATTTCCAGGCTGGCGGTTCGCGTACTGTCACCGGCAACTACGAAGACCCCTACCTGGACGCCAAGGCTGGGGAATACGTCATGGACACCACGGAACCGCGATTCATGGCACCTGCCAGCGCACTGGTGGGCATCCGTCGTGGCGACACCATCCAGATACCCGGTGAAGGGGTCTTCGATATTCTTACCGGCCCGCAGCCAGACGGCACCGGCCTGGCCCAGCTGAAGCTGGCGAAGCAGTAATGTCCCTGCTGCACTTCGAAATCGACGCCCAGGGGCTGGAAGGCATCATCCTGGACCTGGGCGCGACCGAAAAGCAGGTGAAGTTCGCCATACATCGCGCCGTGGCCCGCACGGCCACCGCGCTGCGCACCATGGCGGCCCGCAGGCTGAAGGACGAACTGCAGCTGCGTACCATCCAGCTGCTGCGGCAGCGTCTGAAGTCCCTGCGCCTGCGCGTCACGGACGGCGACGGCATGACCCTGTGGTTTGGCCTGAACGACATGCCTGTGTCCTGGTTTAAGGGCACCCCGAAGCAGGACGCTAGTGGCGCGCGCTTCCGTGGCCAGGAATTCGCGGGCGCGTTCGTGGCAAAAAGCCGGTTCAAGGGCCGCAAGACTGTGTTTAAACGAAATGGCGACCAGCGCCTGCACATCACAGAGCAGCTGCTGCCCATCACCGACAAAGCCCAGGTGGTCATCGAAGATGAAATCTTCGTCCAGACTGAAACGATTTTTTGGCGGATATTCGAACGTGAGCTACGCGCCCGCGTGCGTTACCGCATTGGTGAGGCATGACGACTGAAACCAACCTGACGCAGCTGCACGACATCATCGTGGCCACGCTGCGCGCCCAGTTCCCCGCAATGAAGGCGGTGGAGTTCTACCGAGAAGGTCAGGATGGCCGCGAACCGCTGCGCGCCGAAGACCTGCCCGCCTGCATTCTGGATCTGACGGAACTGGAAGAGGACCCCGAAGAGGAACCCGGCACCGGCCAGCTGGCCGCCCGCTTCCGTTTCGAAGCTGATCTGGTGCTGCCGTTCCGCGCCCTGCGCAGCAAGCTGGCAATACGGCTGCAGGCGGCTTCGTTCGCGTCCTACCTGCGCAAGCAGTCCCGCTGGCCTGGCATCAATCAGGCTGGCCGCATCGAAGCCATCAACGCCTACAGAAGCGACTTCCAGCCGGAACTGGACCAATACGAGGTCTGGCGGGTCGAATGGCGGCAGCTGCTGCACATCGGCACCGACGTGTGGGCCGACCTGCCGGGTAGCCCTGGCACGCCGTCCACCGTGTTCCTGGGTGAGTTCCCGGAAATCGGCCCTGGTAACGAACCCAACTATGACCAGGTGGCACCGTGAGCGCTGAACTGGAACGCATGCTGGCCAACCTGGTCCGCATCGGGCGCGTGGCGGAAGTGGACACCGCGAACGCCCGCGTGAAGCTGCAGATTGGCGGACTGACCACCGACTGGCTGCCCTGGGGAGTCGGGCGCGCTGGTACGACCCGCACCTGGTCAGCGCCGACCGTTGGCGAACAGCGCGTGATTCTGTCGCCCTACGGGGACATGACGCAGGCCGTGGTAGGCGCTGCGATCTATCAGGACGACCACGCCGCACCCGCGTCCAGCGGCGACCAGGAGCACGTCGTTTTCCCTGACGGCAGCAGCGTGGACTTCAACAGCGCGACGAATACGCTGACCGTCAACGTGGCGGGCGCTGGAAACGTGATCGTGAATTGCAAGCACGCCACCGTGAACGCGACCGAAGACGCGACAACAAACACCAAGACTGCCACAGTGAACGCCAGCACGAAGGTGGAACTGGCCACGCCGCTGGTCCACTGCACCCAGGCTCTGACCGTGGAAGGCGTCCTGACGTACAAGGGCGGCTTGGTGGGTTCTGGCGGCGGCACCACCGCAACCATCAACGGCAACATGAACGTGAACGGCAACATCGGCCTGAACGGCAACATGACGGCCAGCGGCGCTGTCACGGACGGCAACGGCGACGGCGGCGCGTAGCCGGAAAAACCACCAGAGGAAAGAAACCAGCATGCCGCCGAGAATGGCGGCATGCAAGGAATCGACGCGACCAACGGCAAACCACTGGAAGGCATTGCGCACCTGCGCCAGTCCATCCGCAACATTCTCACGACGCCCATTGGCAGCCGTGTGATGCGCCGCGACTATGGCAGCGACCTGTTCAAGCTGATCGACGCGCCTGTGAACCGCAGCACGCTGATGGACATCTATGCCGCGACGGCGAAAGCCATCAGCCGGTGGGAACCGCGCTTCAATCTGGAAAGCTGCAAGATCGTCAGCGCCGAACCTGGCCGCGTGGAACTGGACCTGGTGGGCGAATACCTGCCGGACGGCAAGAAAATCACCCTGGATGGGATCGAGGTTAAGTAATGGCCGGTTCATTCACCGCTGTGGACCTGTCGCAGCTTCCCTTCCCTGACGCCGTTGAACAGCTGGATTTTGAAACGATCCTGGCGCAGATTCTGGCCGTGTTCAGCGCGCGCTATCCGCAATTCAGTGCGTTCGTAGAATCTGACCCGGCACTGGCGTTGCTGGAAGTCGTCGCCCTGCGCGAAGTGTACCTGCGGCAGCGGAACAACGAATCCATCAAGGCCGTCAGCCTGGCGTACGCCATCGGCAGCGACCTGGACAACATCGCGGCCCGCTACAACGTGCAGCGCCTGCTGCTGGATGCTGGCGATGCTGATGCAATCCCGCCTGTGCCGCCGACTTATGAAGACGACGCCAGCCTGCGCCGCCGCGTCCAGCTGGCCTTCGAAGGCTTCAGCACGGCGGGGCCGGAAGGCGCTTACATCTTCCATTCCCTGACCGCGCACCCCGATGTCCGCGACGTTGCCGTGTCCAGTCCAACCCCTGGCGCAGTGGAAGTGGCTTTGCTGTCCCGCGACGGCAACGGCATCGCGTCCGATGAAATGATTTCTGCGGTGGACGCAGCGCTGAGCGCCGACGACACCAGGCCGCTGACGGACGTGGTAACGGTGCAGTCCGCCGTCATCACGAATTACACCGTGGTGGCCACAATTATGACGGACAGCGGGCCGGACAGCGACGTGGTCATGGCGTCCTGCCAGGCAGCCATCGAAGCGTTCGTGCAGGACAACCACCGCATGGGCCGCGACATCACGCTGTCCGGCATCTACGCAGCCCTGCAGCAGACCGGCGTTCAGGAAGTGCTGCTGTCCCAGCCTGCTGCGAAGATCGTCTGCGAATGGAACCAAGCCGCCTACTGCACCACGATTGCACTGACCAATGGGGGCGAAGGTGGCTGAAACCCTTCTGCCGCCGAATGCGACTGAGCATGAACGCGCGCTGGAAGACGTGGCGGCGCGGATTTCGGACGTGCCTGTGCTGGTGCGCGAGTCGTGGAGTCCAGACGACTGTCCTGCGGAACTGCTGCCGTGGCTGGCCTATGCGTTTTCCGTTGACACCTGGGAGTCGTCCTGGACCGACGAACAGAAGCGCAAGACGATCAAGGATTCCGTCCTGATCCATCAGAAAAAGGGGACCATCGGCGCGGTGAAGCGCGCCCTGTCCGCCCTTGGCTTCGATGTGCGCGTGCAGGAGTGGTTCAACCAGATGCCGCTGGGCGAGCCGTTCACGTTCCGCCTGCTGCTGACCGCCGACCAGGTTGGCTTCGAACAGGCCGCCGTCCAACGCATCATGGGCGTGGTGCAGGCCACCAAGAACCTGCGTTCCCACCTGTCGGAAATCGTACCGCAGGTGGTGACGACTGCAGGGCCGGTGGTGGCTGGCGTGACCGGCATGGGCACTGAAATCACCACGACCGGATTTGAGTACAGCCTGGTGGCCGACGGTTCGCGCGATGCGGACGGACAGAATAACGCCAACGGCTTCAAGCTGAAATAATTTCAAGGACTACGAATGACGAACCCCACAAAGATGCCGAACAACCTGGCCGCGATGGCGGCCTGGGGCGCTGTTCCGCAATTCGAAACGGACACCCCGCTGAAGGGTGGCCCTGGTGGTCAGATGAACGCGCAGGCCCAGGCGATCATCAATAGCATTGCCATGCTGAAAGCGGCGCAGGGCGTATTCCTGACCGAGTTTATGACTGCGGCGCAGATTGCTGACGCAAAAAGCGGTGCACCAACGCTGATGCACACGGAAGCATTTCTGGCAGCGCGGACGGCAGCTGGCACTGGCGGCAAGGTCATCGTGGACAACCCCGGTGGCAACTGCGTGTTCAAATGTGACCAGCAGATCGTGCTGGGGCAAAGTGGCGGCGCGGCGTTCCTTGAACTGCGCGGCAACCCCACCATCAAATTCAGTGGCCTGGGCGCGACCACGGACGCAATCGTTTTGAACAGCGCTGGCCCAGCATACGCTTCTGCTGGCGTTCTTGGACTTGGCACCATCGACTGTAACCGCACTGGACGCCGAGGAGTACGCGCAATCTGTGGAAAGCGGCTGATCGTTGATGACGGAATCCTGGTCATTAACAGTGTCGAAGATGCCGTTGCCCTGCGTCCTGTGGGCGCATACGCATGGATCGAAAAGGCGTACATCGGCGGGCGCACGCGCGCAGCTGGGCGGCACGGATACAGCATGGTGCTGGGCGGCCTGAACGATGACGGCACTGTGACAGCGGCGGTGGGCCAGTACATCACCGAGGTGGTATTCGGACAGATTGAAACGCGCGGTGTTTCGCAGGCGCAGAACGGCGGCTACTCGATTTATACGCGTAGTTACAATTCTGACCCTGGAGCGCAGATTAGCAGCAACCGCTTCTACGGTCTGAACCTTGATGTGGATTGGCAGACCGCCAGCGACCTTGGTTTCACGCCTGGCCTGGCCATCATTCGTGGCGAGGCAAGCCCTGGCGCGAGCAACATCATGCACGGATGGGTCATCGACGGCGGCGGCTGCGAAAGCACGACCGGGACCGTGACCCCTGGCGCGAAGTTCATCAACGTGGATGCGTCTGTGGCCACGAAAGGCTGGTTTATCGGCCCCGCCATCCTGTACCAGTTCGCTGGCGTTTCCGGCATTGACAGCGGCCTGTTCATCGACACCTTGAACGACCAGGTGGTGCATTTCGGGCTGTCGAATTTTCCATCCCTGGTTCTTGGTGGCGTTGCACTTCCAGACTTCCACGCACTTGCGTCAAATGGCATTGCCACGCGCGGCAGCAACGCGGGCCTGACCATCTTCCGCCGCGACAATGACACGGCGGTGTTTTCGCTGTTTTCGCCGGATGGCAAGCTGAAGCTGTACAACACCGCGTCCGGCAATTTCCCGATTCAGGTGATGGCGAACGACCACATTGCCCTAAGCCCACTGCAGGCCATGCCGAGTTATGCGAACGATGCAGCGGCGTCGGCTGGTGGCGTGGCCGTGGGTGAACTGTACCGCAACGGCAGCACTGTCTGCATCCGCGTGGCCTAATTACTGGAACGACGAATGGCAACCTTCAGAACAATCCATACCACCTACGGCCTGCAGCGCATGGCCCAGGCCGAAGCCACCGGCACGCCCATCAACCTGGTGGCTATGGCCGTGGGCGACGGCAACGGCAACCCTGTCAGCCCGAACGAAGGCCAGACGCAGCTGGTGCGCGAAATCGCGGCCAGCCGACATGCGCCGAACCGCGTTTTCCAGGACCCGGCGAACCCCACAATGTTCACCGCAGAACTGGTGATCCCGGCCAGCATCAACGGCTTCACCATGCGTGAAATCGGTATCTTCGATGACGCGGGCGGCCTGTTCGCTGTCGGCAATCTGCCCGCAACCTACAAGCCGATGCCGACAGCGAACAGGC